AGCAAACACCGGAGCTTACTCGACAGATCGCACAGCTTGAAGCGAGCCTTAAGAAAAGGATCGCAGCGGCTAGCCAACGGGCAGCAACTAGGAAACGAGGAGCAGTCACCCAGACTGAGAAGCCGATCGATGCCACCATCAGGCTAGGCCGTGGTGCGCCATCTATTGCTTCCCAGCAGGCACGGATCCGTGCTGAGGTTGCTGCTCGCGACAAGCGCCAGGCTGCCCTACGGAAAGCGCAGCGTGAGGCTAAGGCTGATGAACGTCGTCGTCAGCAGATTGCCGGGCGCGAGCGTGTGCGGGCTGACCGCCAGACGGGTCGTCTCATTACGCGTGGGCGTGGGAACATCAATCGTCGCGGCCAGCTATTCACTCGGGGCCGTGGAAACTTTGATCGGAATGGTAACCCGATCAGTCGGCAACGTGGTAGGAACATCGCCCCCAAGATCGTCGTTCCGAAAACTCCTGAGAAGATCGCAGAGGAGAACAAGGACCAGAACACTAAGGCCCGTGCCGCACTAGAGGCTATTCGGAAGGACGGTATTAAGGTCAAGAAGGGTGACCCTGCACGCGGTGCAGCAGCAAAGAAGGCTGTCGAGGCTGCGCGGAAGGGGAAGGAGGCAGCGAAGAAAGCTGCTCCCGGTGCATCTGCAAAACGCCGCCCAGGCCAGACAGGACAACCGACAGCTAAGACTCCGGGAGTTACTCCAGGCCAAGATGCCGCATCGAAAGCGCTCAAGAAAGCTCTTGAAGATCGTCGTCTCCGAAAGATCAATCTCGAAAGCCTCAAGGAATCAAAGGTTCGGAATCTCGGTGGCCTAAAGTTCGCTCAAGAATCCGATCTTGCTAAACAAAAGAAACTCCAGGATATTGATCCCCGGAAAAGGACTGAGCTTCAACAGCGTGAGTTGCTCCAGCTAAGGGAACGGACTAAGATCGCGGCAGAAACTATTAAGCGTCTTGAAGAAGACAAGGCTCTTGATGACCGCATCCGCAAGGCTAAGCAGACGATCGCGGAGGAAACTTCGCGGATCAATAAAGCGAATGATGTTGGTGGCCTAGATCTTCCGGTCGTTGGTGCAAAACTCAATCCAGCACTCGTTGCAGCCCAGAAAGAATTAGCAGCGGCAGAGGCTGAAAAGAGACGACGTAATAAGGTCCAGACTCCCGAGGAGAAGGCTGCCGCAGCTGAGAAGTTAAGGCTCGCACGGATCAAGCAAGATGCCGACATCCGCGCACTTGCCCGTGGGGAGAAGACTCCGTTCAAGAAGCCGGGCACTGGCGTCAAGGATGCGATCACTACAAAGACGATCGAGGCCGCTGAGAAGCAAAAGCTGGCTGCTGAGTTAATGATTCAGGCTTTCCAAGCTAGGCTCCCCAAAAGTCCTGAGCAGCTTAGAGCTGAGCGCGATCTCCAGTTTGAGAATGCTAAGAGGGGTATTCCCCCTAAGCCAATCACAACTCAAGTACTTCCCTTCGGGCAGTTCCGGCCTGCGGGCGAGATCGCTCCAGCACCGATTACTAATGTCGGTGGCATCAAGGTTGAGATTATTGGCGGCACGCAAAATCCGAAGGAAATTGCACGGTTGGTTGTCCCTGAAATTCAACGAGGCATCCGACAGGGCCTCATTCGTTTAACTCCTAGTAGAGGAAGAGCAAGATGACCGCATTACTGGAAAGGCCCCGCGAGCAGTTCTCTCCAAAGGGCATGTTCGAGATTACGATCTCGGATAAGAAGACCGGGAAGATCAGGAAGCAGCTCAAGGTTCCGAACGGCATTACTAATGTCGGGAAGGACCATGCACTCGACAGCACCTTCGACGCTGCAACCCAGATCACGTCCTGGTACATCGGGATGGTGGATAACGCCGGGTTCGTTGCATTCAATGCTACCGACACTATGGGTGCCCATGCTGGCTGGTCCGAGTTCACGGCATACTCAGAAGGCACTCGCCCTGAGTGGGCACCAGATGCTGCTGCCAGTCAAGCAATCACGAACGGCACAGTCCGTGCATTCACGATGTCTGGTGCTGGAACGCTCAAGGGTCTGTTCATCGTCAGCGACAGCACGAAGGGTGGTGCTGGTGGTACGCTCTGGGCGACTGCTGAGTTCACTTCGACGATCGCCGTGACGGCCAGCGACCTCATCAACATCACCTACACGATCACGACCTAATGACTTCCACACTTGTAGCTGCACGCCCACTTTCAGCAGACTTCGTCTCTGCCGCATCGGCACCTACGTTTGGTGTGCGGAATGGGCATCGTTTCATTGAGTTCCCGGATAGCGTTGACCGCGACGCTTACTGGTCTGAGGTAATGCCTGATCATTACTCGGCCGCCGGGCTCACCGTTCTCGTTCGCTGGATGGCAACATCAGCAGTTGCTGGCGACGCCTTCTGGGGCATCAACTTCGAGAGGCATGATGTCGGTGGTACTGACCTCGATGTCGATAGCTTCACGACTCAGCAGACGATCGCATCGACAGCGCAGGCGGCTCCTGGCCAGATCTCTCAGGCTGTCATCGTCTTCACGGATCTCCAGATCGATGGGCTCCAGGCAGGTGAGTCGTTCCGATTGAGGGTCCGTCGCGTTGGAACCAACATTGCTGACACCATGTCCGGTGGTGCTCAGCTTATTGCTGTCCACATCCAGCAAGCCGGAACAGGCGTTGGTGGCGGTGGCGGTGGGTTCTTCACTGACGGCATCGGTCTTAATGCTGCGCTCGGTAAGGGCACCACGCTTCCGCTCGCGGGTGGTGAGAACTCTTTCGCTCAGGGCGACGAGTCCGAGGCGAATGCAGCCAACTGCTTCGCTCTGGGCTTCAACGTCCAGGTCGATGAGATCGCATCCTTCGCGGCTGGTGACAACATCACCATGGTTGACACTACCTACAACCTAGGTGGGATGCTGGCCATCGGAGATACGCTCACGGTCAGTGAGTATGCTTCGGCAGCCATCGGCCTCAGCAACGTTGTCACCGGGCATCAGTCTTTTGCCCACGGTCAAGGGCACACGCTGGCAGGGAATCGCTGCGCGGCCTTCGGCTATGACAACGACTCCCCATATGCTCCAGTTGAAAACGTCTTCATGGCTGGGCAGGGAAACACTGTCGGCCCTGCCGATGGCCAGAACATCTTCATGCAGGGTGAATACAACTATATCGACGGAGCCTACGTTGACGAGGTTTTCGTCCAGGGTGAGGACATTAGTTTGACCGCTGGAGGGGATAAGATCTTCGCACAGGGCGACGACATCTCAGCCATCGGTGGCCAATACATGATGTTCCAAGGGGACACGATTCAGTCTCTCAGCGCGACGGACTATGGGCTCTTCGGGCAAGGGACCTATCTCTACTTCCGGGGAGGCTGCCAACAGGTCATGACTCAAGGTCGTGACCACCAGATCTATGGGGTAACCTACTCCATGCTCCAGGGTCGGAACTTCAATGTTGGCAACGTGACCTACGATGGGCATAGTCGGGTCTTCGCCCAGGGGCACACTCTAAACATTGGACTCACGTCCATCGTGACGAACGTGTTCGCACAGGGCAGTAACCATCAGGTCAACGGCGACCGAACCTTCGCACAGGGTGAGGGCTGTGTCGTCGATCGTGACGACCAGAAGACCTTCTCTGCGGATCGCCTGACACTAGGCGCAGCGCAGTGGTCTAGCATTATTAAGCATATCGAAACGACGAACAACACGCAGACAGCGATCATCACCCTCGATCTTGAGGTGGATAAGACTTATGTCTTCCGTGCCGTCGTCGCCGCTCGAAGGACTGACGCGAACGGTGATGACGCATCGTTTGTCCTCGCTCAAGGAACAGGATATCGTGACGTTGCTGGGGCAGCTGTATTGGCAGGAACCCCAAAGGCACTCACCAAGGAGATTGCCGCCGGGGCAGTCAACTACCTCGCAGACATTGCATCTTCCGGCAATAACATTCTTCTCAGGGTCACAGGGGACACGCTTCACACTGTTGAGTGGATCGCCGTCCTCGAGTTCGCAGAGGTGCTAGGATAATGGGAATCACGGACACAGGTAAAAGTATTCCGTCCTCGGGAGCGACCGATGCTGGATGCGCCGCACAAGTCAAGAACATCTTGTTCAGGCAAATGCGTCAGAGCCGGAAGGCGATGAGGCGCATCAACCAGTGCTTCGCAACAGCCCCGGGCGGGTCACAGGGTGTCATCGATGCCCTCTCCCCGTCCGAGTATGCCGAGCTGAATGAGATGATGACGCCCATCACGACGCTATCGAACGATCACAAACTTACCGATCAAACCAACATCACAGTAACGGTGCCCACCCAATCATGATGAATGTTATCGCGGGTATGCCACGTGCAGGCAGCACGTTGCTATGTAACCTGCTAAATCAGAACCCCAGCTTCCAGGCAACCAGTACGAGTATCCTCCCGGGGATGATCATGCTGATGAGCCAGTATTGGAGCAACTCCTTGGAGATCCGTGGGGCTCTTATCAACGATCGTCTTGCTACTGAAGTGCGGATGCGAGACACCATGCTTGCAATAGCACGGGCATGGTATCCCACGGATAAGACAGTCTTTGATAAAGGCAGACAGTGGACAGGCAACCTCCCTCTATTCTTTAAGGTCTTCCCTACCGGGAAGGTGATCATCTGTCTTCGGGACCTTCGAGAGATCGTGGCGTCCATCGAGAAACAACATCTAAAGAACCCGATCCTGAATGTCGCCCCCGGAATGAACGTCCGACAGCGCGTCTCGAAGATGCTCGCCCCCAAGGGGATGCTTCGGATCTGCCTCAACGGTCTACGCGATATCCTTGAGCGCAAGCTCGACGTCTACTTCCTCCGTGCTGAGGAACTAACACGCTTTCCTCAGCAGGTTATGGAACGGCTCTACGCGTTCCTTGAGGAACCTACTTTCGAACACACCCTCGAAGGTGTTCTCAACACCGCCGAAGACGTGGATGCGCTGTATCTTCACAAGTATCCGCACGAAGGTTCCGGGGACATCTATCCCCTCGAACCCAGCTGGCAGAAGTATCTCTCGGATGGCTTAGCATCTGAGATCACCAGTGCCTTCCCCTGGTATAACGAAGCGTTTGGTTATGGTGGACGAAAGTTGAGGGCAATCCGACATGTCCCTGCTGCTTAACGGCACGACACAGTATCTCGAACGCACGGCGTCGATCCCGACGCTGACGTTTCCGTTCGCTGTTGCAGCGTGGGTCTACCCGACCAGCCTGACAGGTGATGAGGTCATCGTCAGCTTCGGCGATACCGTTGGGAATGCTGAGTCTCAGCAATTGCTATTGGTTGCTGGTGTGCCGACTGCTCGGAGCCGTAGTGCGAGCGTCAACGGTGACGCCACAGCAACTGAGTCTCTGGTCGCAAGCACTTGGCACCATGTCCTCGCGATCTTCATCTCGGCAACGGAGCGAGAGGTCTACATCGATGGTCGTGTTGAAACGCGTGGCACGAATGCTACAAGTCTCACACCGGCTGGTCTGGACGCCTACGCTGTGGGCCGGCTCATTCAGCTTACTCCTGGCAGTTTGTTTACTGGGCGTGTTGCAGAGATAAGCGTCTGGAACCTGTCCACCACGTTCGCGCCGAGTGAATTCCTCAGCCTGGCGCAGGGCACGTCAGCACTACAGCTTCGGACCTCTGAGCTTATCATCCACGATAAGTTCCTCGGGCAAGCTCCCACGATCGACATGATTGGAGGCTTCAGCCTCACGGCAACGGGCGCTCCGACTGTTGCAGACCATCCACCGATCGCACAGCTTGGCTTCCAGAACACACCCTTCGGCGTTGATACTGTCATCCGTGTCAGCCAAGCTCTGACCTTTGGGCAGACGGTTGTCCCGGGGCCGAACACCTTCACGCGTGATATTAGTCAACAGTGGGATCTGTTCGACTTCGCTGACAATCACATCATTATCCTGGACGTCGTTCAAGCACTGACCTTCGGGCAGTCAGCAACCACTGGCCCGAATGTCTACGACCAAGATATCACCCAGCCCTGGCTGATCAATCACACTGGTCGTCGAACGTTCAGTGCATCTGTCACGCAGGCGCTAACCTTCGGGGATGCTGCAAACCGGGCAGGAGCAGGATCGAACCAGCTCACCTTCGCTCAGATGCTCACGGCGATCAAGAGTACGCGTGGTGAAAACGCGCTCATCTTCGAGCAGATCGCCACGATCCAACATGCGATCCGGCATCTCGCGGCAGGCAACACGCTCACGTTCGGGCAGCTCGCCCAGACAGACGATGGACCGACTGGAGACTGTGACCTCCACGATGCTGGCATCGATCTCAACGGTGCAGCGACCGGTGACCTCGATGATCTCAATACCGAGATCCTTGCGCCCGCCCCTGCGGCTCTGGTTATTCGGGATACAATTGAGTTCTTCACGCTCCTCGGGATCCCTGCACCTACGCTCACGATCAGGAACCCGTCGTTCGGGAACGGTGAGAGCCATCAGAAGGGTAACCTCTTCACACGTCTTCGTGGTGGAGCCCCGTCGTCACGCCACGTTACGGGCAAGCCAAGGATCCGTTCCCTGAACTTCGAGGTTGCGCTGTTGAAGGACACGGACCGAGATGCAATCCAGGTGTTTCTCAATGCCACCTTGGGGACTAAGATCCGTTTCACAGACCACAGCAGCCAGGTCTACGTAGGGATCGTAACGAATCCTGATGTGGCCATCAGTGAGGTTCACAATAACCAGCACACAGCATCGTTTGAGATGGCTCTCTCGAATGACGCAGCCTATGTTGAAGTATGATTGAACTAGCAGTCAATAATTCGACCTCGCTCCGGTACGCCTCGATCGAGTTACCCAACCCGGTCTTTGAGAACACTGTCGGTGTCGATGCCGGTGTTGATCTGAAACGTACTCAAGACGGTACGCTGTATTCGTATATCAAGAGCAGCGACGGTCGCTTTACAATCGTGATGAGGTTCGCACGTGTCGGCTACGGGAAGACGCGCTCGGTCTCTGATTTCTTTAGGGCGATCGCCGGAAACACTTTCGATCTCACAGACCACGACGACGTACTGTGGAACGTGCGTTTCGACCAGGAGGTCTTTGATTTCACAGTGGACGGTCGTATGGGTCCTGAGGTAACGAGCCGCGAGCACTGTAGCTTTGAGCTACGCTTTATTGGGAAGAAAGTCTAATGTCGAAGGACATCGACGCTGGGCTAATCACCGAGCTCGCTATCAAGCGCGGGACCGAGCCGCTTAACATCGTTTCGATCCAGTGGGTCGTGGATGGGGACTTCATCGACTATGTCGAGGTGGAGCCCACGGGTCTCGAGCAGGCGAAGATCATCAGCCTCTCAGGCATCGACGCAATCCAGAAGGTTACCAGTGGTGGCGGGGCTGGCTCTGTCTCGGTCGTCCTAGACGATAAAGATGGTGCCATCGAATTGATCCTCAAAACGACTGACGTCCACAAGCGCAAGGCTCTCATCTATCAGACATTTCAAGACTATGTCCCGCCAGGCATTGAGTCCGATCGGGCACTTATCTTCAGCGGGGAGGTCTCCTCTCCAATCACATATTCGGAGACGGACAGGACGGTCTCGTTCGAGATCGTGACTCAGATTGAAAGCGAGGAGGTTGGGTTCTCCCCCGAAGAAGGTGAGTTCGATTTCATTGATGAGTCTGCTGTCGGCAAAGCCTGGCCGCTCTGCTTCGGTAGCCCTGTCCGTGTTCCGGCTGTCCGGATCAACGAGTCGGTAAGAGGCACAAGCCTCACACGTTACGGTGCAATTACGCTAGGGGATCTGAATGATCTCTGTAGCAAGGCAACTACGTTTGCGAATGCAGAGTCAGATAAGATTCTGCAAGAGGCGAATCTCGCGTTCAACAATGATACCGACAAAGAAAGGATCGTCAACTACGGTGGGGCAAAGGTTGCCCTGGATACGACGCTAGCATCCTTAGTCTTCGACAGTCCAACGCAGGAAGGGAGCCTGATTAGTTTCGCCAACACCTGTACTGACATCCAGAAGAATGAGAGGAACAAAACCCTCTTCACGGCACTAGCGATTGAGGCTCAGGGACAGATCGCTATCCTCGGTCCGCAGGTTACCTCCCTCCAGGCACAACTAGCTGCGGCGAAGGCAGTGAATCCGCCAAACGCTGATCTTGTTGATTCGCTTGAGGACCAGCTCGAACTGGCTGAGGATGGTGCCGCAGCAAGTGCTCAGGCTGGAACGGCAGAAGTTCGTGGGCTAAACGATTGGATCCTCGTTCAGACTTCTTCGACCAGTCAAGTGCTGGCAGCGAACTCGAACATCACTTCCCTGGAGGCGACTAAGAGTTCCCTGGAAAACTCACTCCTTCAGATCACGCTAACAGCGTTGAAGGTTCAGGGTGGGGAGAAGTTCCCGCAATCGACGTCGGTTGAGGTCATCATCAACGGTGCCAAGTTCGAGGGCACTTTCACCGGTGAAGACTTTGCGATCAACAACGCGAACCTCCCGGTCAATACGAACATCTCAATCTCTCCCGGTCCTATCGCAAACCAGTTTGTTATTCCCGACGCAGCGGTGAACCTGAAAGGGCAGTACTGTTTCCTCGGTGATGCGATCCTCTTCGTCGAGGCCCAGCAAGGGACAACCTGTACGTTCACTCCGGCGCTATTCCGTAAGGACTCTGAGTTTCTCTTCGGTCCACTCGGCCGGGATATCTTTGAGTTCAAGACGTTCACCAACGCAGTCATCAAGGAGACCTCCGCATTGTTCTTCGTGCACTGGCTCAACACGTTGAACAGCCAAGTGAACCAGATAACCCAGGACCCTGGGATGCCGTCATCGGCAAGCATAGGTTCCTCAGCCTTCAGCTTTGCAAACGGCTTGGACGAGCTCCGCTCCTCTGACTATTCGATCGAAGTTGGAGACACTGTCTACCTGGCTAGCGGCTACGCAGAGAAGTACGTTGCGAACCTCATCCCCTCTACCGAGGTGAAGGAGGTCATGGCCTTTCGGTTACTAGACGGTGTGCGGAAGCTGGTCCCAATTCCGAGCCGCTACTACACGATCAATCTCTCTGAGGCGATCGCCGGACAGACCTCAACAACGCTCGTGTTCCCGAACCCGCTCGAACAGTTCACTGACGAGAAGTGGGAGGACGATGTCTATGTCACGCTGATCTCAAGTGTTGGTCCGAATACGGCAACGATCATCAGCTACTTGCTGACGACTTATACGAGCCTCACGCCAGAGACTGTGTCGTTCGCGGATGTCACATCGAAGCTGGTCAAGTTCCCCTCGCACTTCGCTGTTCTTGAACGGCGGGATGCTCTGGACCTGATTGACGACATCGCTTCCCAAGCTCGCTGTGGCACGTTCCTCCGTAACGAGGACATAGTCATTCGCTACCTCGCTGAGTCCCCGACCTCAGTTCGTACGCTCAGTGAGGCGAACGTCGATCTCGAGAGCTTGGAGATTGGATACACCGAGACTGAGAAACTGGTCACAAAATTCACAGCCATCTGGCGGCGTGACTACGCGAAGGAGAAGGAGGATCGTGGCAAGACGAATAAGATCGTCCTGCGAAACAACATCCCGATCTACGGTACCCATGAAGAGGAGCGTGAGTTCTTCATCTACAATATCGAAGAGCTGGTCATTCGGTCCCTGACCTTCTGGCTGATTCGACGCTCCCACACTTGGTACTCGATCACTCTTAGGGCATTCCTCGATCAGCTCGAGCTGGAACCCTACGATGGTGTTACGTTCGCGTACACCGTAGCAGATCACCCTTTGATGTTTGACATCAGTGGCTCAGGTTTCAGGAGCCAGGTCCGAGACATCGGATACGACTCCTCGGAGAAAGAGATCACGTTCAAGATCTGGCGGCCGATCCCCGCCGGGCGTGAGAGCGAGCACCCACTCGCATACCCTGCGTCTGCGGCTACTGGTATCACCTATCCCACAGCTTTCGATCCGTATACGGGCGGGGCGGCAACTCTCTAATGGCTCAGGATATTGGAACGTCTAACATGCCGGACGTGGATGCCACTACTCCGGCTGACCCCACGACTGGGCGGGCGCAGAGTGACTACCAGGTTCCGCAGCCTCTTTTCCAGTCGGACTTCGGTCTTCCAAAGTCAGATCAGAATCGAGGGATCGAAGTCCTCATCCGCTCGACACCGTTCATCGATGCGGTGACCGGGTTCCGACAGTTCCTGAGTAACTTTCTCACCATTGAGCAGGAAGAGAATGGCGGTGCCGTTATGGCACTGTCGATCTTCGCCTACGCTGCTGGGCTCGTTGGTGACGTGACGAAGGTAGCACGTGTTGACTGGCAGTTCAATGAGCACTTGACCAGGTTCTTTCCGAAGGGACTGGTACAGATGCGTTTGAAGAGTATCCAAAACGATACCTTCACTTGTCACACTTTCGACTCGGAGGAAGAGGATCTTGAAGAAGACATCATCGTGGCTCAGCCTCCTAAGTTCCAAAAGACTATACACAGCGGTAAGACCGTCAGCGGTGTTGCCTATTCCTACCCGGACGACGATCCTCACACGCGGGAGGCGACGGCCACGATCGAGGGCGAGGAGCAAACGATTACCGAGCAGATCATCCCAAAGTACGAAGTAGACCAGTTGATCTACGTGATGCCAGTCATCGGGAGCCCTGGCCTTCCCGAGAGTGCCGACTACATCGCTATGAATATCGACGGACGGCAGTGGGGTAAGACGGGAGTCCCGGACTAATGGCGCTTGAACACAATAGCTTAGTCTCGTCTAAGTTCAATGGACTCATTGACTCCAAGTTCAATAGCTTCAGCGATGACGCTCCTGTCTTCGAGGACACTGTGCAGCTGGAATCCTACTGGGAAGCGAAGAAGGAGCTCGTTCCTATTGGTTCAGGTTCGGGGCCGGTGGTCGCAAACCTTGGACCCATGCGCGCTATACACACAAAGAAGCAGTATGAGTACCTTGCTAACGTAGGCTTCCGTAGTGTAGATCGTGCGACGTTCACATCAACGTATGATCGCCTTACGCTGCTCACGACTTTTGATGGGGCTACTTGGCTTGACACTCAGGCTAGCCATGCTGGTTGGACGTTTAAGAGTGGATTCCCCACGAACCTCTCAGCTGGGCATTTCCTCGGCGTAGGCCCCGGGCCTTACGATGACCCTTTCACCAATAAGGACTATGTCATCACCGGTCAATGGGACGGTGGTAGTGGTTTGAGCATCATCTTCTTTGGCACTACCCCTACAGATTTTCCTCCGATCATTCGAGGTATGGCTATTACTCGTGGCCTAGCTACGGGTGAGGTGATGTCAATTATTGTCTTCGCAACTCCGTTCCAGATCTTTACACCAGGCGTGTTCATTAGTGCAGGCGTGTATCGGTTCTCGGAAGTATTACGTATCTACGGTGAGTCCAATTCATCTAAGACAGATCCTTATATTGCAGCTGGTCAGTCGCCGAATATCTACCGATTGGTTCCCGAAGATGAAGATTAACCCAAACACTTGGCTCCGCTTATACCGAGGCGGGAGGATGATTAAAAAGGTTAGCGGTGCTAACCGTGTTAATCAGCAGGGGATGGCTCTTCTCCACACGTCCGCACATGGTCGGCGTGATATTAGCCTTGTCAGGAGTGCGGTAGTATCAAGTGTTGGATTGATTAACTCAGTAGGCTTCGTTGAGCTGGACTTCGGTCCTTCGCCTAATGATACGCTGGCCCTGCACCCAGGTTGGACCGAGCTAGTGAACTACGCTGGTAGTCGTCCAACATTCAGCTACACTAATGCCCCCACAGAGAATGAGAAGGCTCGTGGTGTTGAACTCATCATGACAACAGACGATCGTCCTGTGTTCACGTTTACCTCAGCGGGAAGCATCAAAGGGGTGCTCGTAGTCCTTACGGCAACGAACCCTCTCATGCTTGGCCAGCCAGAGATCTTCAGCATGACAGAGCTAGACTCTCCATTGATTGTAGGGAGCAACGATACGCTGACCTTTGAATACAAGTTGACTATTGAGTCAACGCCTAGCTTTTTCCCAACGGGTGGTGTTTTAGAAGGGTGATACGATGAGGTGGGCGATCCTAATTCTGGTTTTAGTTGCTGCATGTCAGGCGGATACTCCGAAGCGGAAATCGGTTAAGGGCGTTGCCCCTATCCGGTCAACAACGGTTGCCCCTGTATCGACGCGGCCTACGCTCGTCCAATGCAAGATTCAAATGGATACGCTCGTCTCTGAGTTCCAGAAGTTCGGGAAGATGGTTGATGCTGCCGACTACCACACGCAACGCGCTACCATTGACTATGCCAAAAGTAAGGGCATGATCTTCGTCCTCAAGAACCCAAAGAAACCACCACAGAAATCGTTTTGAGAAAGCTCCTTGATGGCACCATCATCTTCCCTGTTAGAGGAAAGCCTCCGGTTATCCCGCCGGGCTACGTTACGGCTCCAGGAAATCCGTACATCTTGAAGCCGAGCCCGCCGCCTTGTACTCATCGCGAGATCCGTCAGCCTAACAAACGATGCTGCAATCAAGCGAACTGGATCCACTGCAAACTGTTCAGTAAGAGAGTCACTAACGGAACCTGTAGGAGTTGCGATGAAGCCACTGGTTAGTGTCATGATGCCGGCTTTCAATGCTGAGCAATTCATTGCTAAAGCCATTGAGAGTATGCAGGCTCAGACCTATAAGAACTGGCAACTCTGTATCGTGGATGACGGTAGCGAAGATATGACAGCAACAGTTGCTCAGACCTACGCGAATACGGATGGCCGCATCGTAATCGTACATGAGCTACATGGTGGGTGCCCGATCGCACGCAACGCCTGCCTAGCAATGGCTGAAGGAGATATCATCGCTCGGCTAGACGCAGACGATACTCACGACCCCGTCCGGCTCGAGAGACAAGTGAATCATCTATTGGCGAATGACGATGTTGACATCGTTACTTGCAACATGACGTGGCTGAAAGGGAACGTCAAGTTAAATAAGAAGACCGGTCCGATGATCCCTAACGCCTACATGGCAGGAAAGAGTAACGGCCCATGTTGTGCATCTGTCGTAGCCTGGACAAAGGTCTACGCCGAGGTCGGTGATTTCGATGTCAGTATGCTTGCCGGTTCAGATGGTGACTGGAATTTCAGAGCTATCATTGAGGGATTCCGATGGGGGCATCTCGGTGGCTACTGGTATAATCAACGTCGGCATCCTGCTCAGTTGAGCCAGAGGATGCGTGGGATGCAGCGAAGCGTCCATACAAAATCAAGAGAGAAGTATGCCAAAGCCTGGCGCAAAAGGCCATGAAACGATCAAGGCTTTCAACAAGCTGTGGCACGAATCTGTGGATGGTACGTGGCATAAGATGCGGTGGCTTGGAGTCAAGGCTCTAAAGACGCCGACAGACTTCTGGGTCTACCAGGAGCTTATCACTGGGATTCGCCCAGACTGGATCATTGAGACAGGGACCTGCTTCGGCGGTTCTGCGCTGTTCATGGCATCTGTGCTTGACGGTCTTGGTAAGGGTAAGATCCTCACCATCGATATAAAGAAGCCCAGACGCCCGCCTGCACATCCACGCATCGAGTACTACACGGGCTCATCTGTGGACCCAAAGACTTTGGCGTATGTACGTCGGCGGATCAGTGGCAAGGTTCTAGTCATCTTGGATAGTGACCATTCAATGGGTCACGTCTTCAAGGAGCTGGAAGCCTACAGCTGGATGGTCAGCCCAGGGAGCTACTTAATCGTGGAGGACACGAGCCTCAACGGTGACGTTCGTAAGGACCACGGTCCCGGTCCCCGGGAGGCGCTGGAGAAGTGGTTACCAACACAGGACCGTTTCGCTGTGGACGAAGGTTGCGAGCGTTACTATCTAACGTTCCACCCAGGCGGGTATCTCCGATGCGTGCGCTAGAGATCGGGCCTGGCAAGCACCCAGTTGACCCTCGCTGGGATATGATGGATATGATCCAACGTCCTGGCATAACTTACAAACATGATGCCCGCATCCGTCCGTGGCCCATCAAGGACAATCAATACCAGCTCGTCTACATGAGTCATGTCCTTGAGCATATCCCCTGGTTCGATACGATCGACACTTTGGCAGAGGTTCTAAGGATCCTGAAGCCGGGAGGCTTTGTTGAAATCTGGGTACCCAACTTTGAGTTGATTGTCGATGCTTACTTAGAGCGTAAGTGTATGGACAACTGGTACAAGTTTAATCCTAAGAAGGACTACATGACTTGGATCAACGGACGACTCTTCACCTATGGACCGGGAGAAGAGAACTGGCATCGTGCTGCTTTCGATGAGGAATCGTTGAAAGGTTGTCTCGTGGCAGCAGGCTTTAGGACAACGGTCAAGCTAGATAAGCCGCGTGGAATTGACCACGGTCTAATCAATCTCGGAGTGTCAGGAACAAAGTGATCTTCATCTCTTATGCTCAAATGGCCCGTGACGTTCTCGCTTGGAGTGAGCAGCTTCCTCGAGATATCGACGCGTTCGTTGCTGTGCCTCGCAGTGGAATCATCCCAGCATCCATCCTGGCGCTGCATAGGAACGTTCGCTTTGGGACAGTTAACGAGGTTGCAGCTGGGCGGCTGGAGCAAGGAGGCTTCCGAGACCAGCACCAACGTCTGAAGAAGATCATGGTTGTCGATGACAGCATCCTCTCTGGGAAATCAATCCAGGCTGCTCTGACTCGGCTGAAGGGTGCAAAGATTGAGATCATTGCAGGCGCTGTGTATATAAAACCAGGCAACCTGTATCTCCACTATAGGGAGGTACCGATGCCGCGCATCTTTGAGTGGAACTGGCTTCATCATTACTGGATGCAGAAAGCCTGTGTCGATATCGATGGCGTACTTTGCCAGGATCCAACGCGGCAGCAGAATGATGACGGTGTGCTCTATAAGCGGTTTCTGGCAACTGCTGGTCCGAAGCATCTCCCACGGGTCCAGATCAATACACTAGTGACAAGCCGCCTGGAGCGTTACCGTAAGGACACAGTTGCTTGGTTACGGCGGCAAAGGATTGCCTACAAGCAGCTCATCATGCACCCAGCGGGGACAGCTCAACAACGTCGGCAACTAGGGGACCACGCCAAGCGGAAGGCTCAGGTCTATCGGGATCCGAGGTACGGGCTGTTCGTTGAAAGCAGCGAGAAGCAAGCTCAGGAGATCTATAGGTTAACCCGGAAGCCTGTCCTCTGTACGGATACGATGTGCCTCGCTACGTAGCATTCTATACGGAAGGCACGCTCTACGAGGAGGAGGTCAAGCATCTAGTTAGTGATTGCGAGCGTCTCGGTCTTGAGCTTATAACGAGAGGCTACGAGGATACTGGCTCTTGGGTTAGGAATGCTGGGATTAAGCCACAGTTCATTCTGGAGATGCTCACAATATCAAAACAAGATATTGTCTACGTCGATGCTGATGCCCGCATCCGTCGTCTCCCTATGCTCTTCAAGAACTTTCGCGGGGATCTTGGCGTCCACTACCTTAATGGTAAGGAGCTACTAAGCGGGACCATCTATCTAGCAAATACACCAGACGTGCGGCTGCTAGTTAAACTCTGGGCGCAGCGGCAAGCTGAGCGTCCTGACACTTGGGATCAAAAGACCTTACAGGCTGTGGTCTCTGAGACAGGGTTTAAGGTCACTCCAATCCCGCCAGCATACGTTCAGATCTTTGATTCGATGAAACATCATGGCCCACCTGTCATTGAGCATATGCAGGCAAGCCGTCGAGTAAGGAAGAAGAAAATCGTGAAGCGCAGCAACATCCCCAATGTCCTTGGTCGTGTCCGTGTCCGTGAGGCACCAGACGGAACCTTGTACATCACACGAAGGGACAAGGTCGCTGAGTCGTTCTTGGACAAACATGCAACACGCATCAAGAACCAGTTGCGCTGGTATCCGATCTTCGACGAGAAGCTACAGATTAACTACTTGAAGCCTGAGTTCAATGGGAGCAAGTGCTATATCGTGGGGAAGGGCCCGTCGCTCGATCACCTACGGCAAGAGCATTTCCCTGAGCGATGGCCCATCATCTGTCTCAACGAGGCGGTGCATCAGGTGGAGAAGCTGGGACTGAGCAACTCGATCTACGGCTTGCAGCAGGACGCAAAGCTCAAAAAGAAATGCCTACCGAAGCGCGGGCGTTTGTTCGTGAGCGTGAAGGCTGCAAATTTCTATGCCGGTGAGAAGGATGTCTACATCTTTGATAGCCGACACTACAAGCTCTCAATGAATAGCTTGAGCGTGAGTGCAGCGATCGCTATCACTAAGTCTCTTGGAGCTACGGGCTACGAGCTGCTCTGCTTCGATGCGTGCGTCAACAAGAAACTGGAGTATGCCAAGTGCATTGGCTACGACGCATCTTGGGGCGGGCATAAGAAGAGGTTCCTTACACACCGCCCCAAGATCATCGCACGGGCAGGCGGGTTACCTACCAAGTTCACTATCCCAGAAGCCCCTGCTTCAGCATCGTCCGGTACACCGCAGCAGTCGCCACGCAATCCGAAAGAGCGTCGTGACCCCGCTCGTAAGGGGCGTTCAATTTCTTTGCAAGCCAACTCAAGTTGGTCTTTGAAAACGGGGGCTTCTCCGCGTGCATCCCAGCCCGATCGTTCAGATAGTCCGCCACAACCTTAGTGTCACGATGGCTGTAGTGGAAGAAGTCGTTATAGAGTTCGACTCCTAGCCACGAGACGATGAAGCCTTTATCGAACGTGTAGTTCTGCCCGAGTGGCAGGATCTTCTTGGGGTTCCCGTACTTTGTAGACGGGAGCCCCAGTTTCGTTACCCATTCTCTGAGAAGATCCTTAGCCTTCTCACGGTCATGGCCGCGCTGTCCGATCTTCGCGAAGTTCAAGCGGTTCACCTGCATCGCCTCTGGATCAGCACGCTCTGGATGGTCGGGAATGATCTCGATATAGAAAGGGAACACATCCTTACGTGGTTGGATATTAGAGTCCAGTGCCAGGATGCATATCTGAATAACTTCGTGATAGCTCGGATCAAGGCCAGTGGTCTCAGTGTCGATGGCGCACATCTGATTCCCGTTCCAATGGATCATGGCGTTGCTCATTGGTGGGCTCCAAAGAGTTTGAGTAGCTCTTCCTCGGTCTCGAAGCTGTAGACGAAGCCGACCATGTCGAAGAGATGCTCCTTACGCTTTGAGACTCTGTAGATGTCAGCTTGGTCACCCCAGCGGATACCATATTCTCGGTTGGCACCGAGCGATGGAACATCGACCTCGAGGAAGATGAAGACATCGCAGTCTCTCGCACTGATGAGATCGTTCATGGCACGCCTGAGGAGTTTGGCAAGGTCTCCGCTGTTTTTAGCAGCATCGAATCCCTGAGTCCAATCCCAATTATTGCACCACTCCCAACCGAACATCATCTTGAGATCGGTTGCTAGTTTGCGAACACGCTCTCGCTGAGCGGGAAGGCTGCTGCTTGCAATGTAGAAGGTGGTCATCTTGCTTCTCGAATCCAGAGCACTTCTTTAGCGTGCTCACGCTTGGTGTTAATTCCGGCTTTCTTATTCTTTTCACTATTGACGACTGACTGGATCGAGACGAAGGCGTCCCACTCAAGGCGATCGTCCCACTCGTTCTCCTCATACAGAGGATTGGAGTAGCCACTCACAACGACGTGAGCTTTGCACTTCATGACACAAGCAATGAACTCTCGGTGACGCTCAATGCTCATCTCGTTCTTATAGGTGCCACGATTGACATCTACATAGGGAGGATCACAGTAGATGACGGCATCGTGAGAGTCGTACTCCCGAATGCAGTCCTCCCAGTCAAGGTTCTCTACTTGGACCTTATGGAACCGAGCATGGATCTCAGGGAAGATCGCTAACTTGTTCCGGATCTTTCCAGCCATACTCGACTTGGTTGTCTGCCGACCCCAGTTCCTTCCGATGCTTCCGAAGCTAGACTGGATCATGTAGTACCAGCGACCAGCTCTTTCGATGGGATCATCAACATCTTTCCAAGTTTCCTTGCACCAGACGAACTCCTCCTTAGCGTGGATCGTAAGCTCAAGCCACTGGCATAGCTTTGAGTAGAGAGCGGGATCCCGAATGCAGCGATAGAACGCTACTACCCCAGCATAGCGATCGTTGAAGACCTCGAGCTTGCTTGCGTTTCTCGCCAAGAGCACAGCACCCGAGCCACCGAAGGGCTCAATGTACTTTGTACGGTAGGGGAGGTGGGGCAAGATGTTCTTGATCGAACGAGACTTACCACCAGGATACCCGAACGGTGCTCGGAGTATCTTGGTTTTCTTTTCGGATACTTGATCCAGGTCGTCGAAGATTCCCATTAGTAATCCTTCAGGATGAATGATTCGTTGAAAGTGTCACCACGATAGAGATGTGCGCCATCTGTTGCGTGACGTTGACGACCAAAGTTGAACTCTCGATCGTCGTAAAGTGATAGTGCAACAAAGCTCAGCTCATGCTTCACTTTGAAGCAACAGGTGAAGACGATGTGGTCATGCTTCTTCGCAACTTTAGTTGGTTTGAGCTTATAGTCTTGCCGATTGTTGACAGCTACGAAGGTGAACTGCATTAACTTCTCTTCAGGCATTGCCATTGCCCGTCGGACCTGACGCCCTCGCCAATTCTTGATCTCCCCACCAATGTGAGCACCGAACTCTCGTAAGCCCTTGAGGGACAGGTCCCCTGTTAGATTCTTGAGGAGGTCAAGTCCCATCCCCGAGGCTTTGACGCGACGAACCGCATTCCGCATATCAGCGTCCATCACTTAGCCTTGAAAGGTTTGATGTCTGCCATCGCTGACGGCAGGTCGTTGAACTCTGGCGGCAACTTACCTTCACGGATCATCAGCTCGGTATGCATAATGGCAAAGGCGTTCCAGGCGACAGCAGCCATGTGATCTTCGGATCGGTCTCCTGCAAGATAGTTCTGACCGTGTCGGAGCAGACTGTCGAGATAGCTGGACAAAGGCTGGCCCTTCTCCCAGTTTCGGTCGCCATACTTGACAGCACCGTTCTCATAGTGTTTGGCAAGTCGGAGTAAGGAGGCGGGAGGTATAAGATCAAAGCGCCCTTTACCTGCCCGTACATCTCGAACGCTTCCTGTAGGGAAGCTGCGTCTCTCACCAGAATCTTTAACACTGTCATAGTTGTCTTTCATAGGATTTTTCCATACGCCCAGTCGCCTGAGCTTTCGAGAATTTCAAGATGCTGCAAGGGTTCGACGTTGACCCCTACGAAGATGCCGTCATCCAGTTCTATGTACTGAGCAATACTCTCCTCGAAAGCATACCGGAGTTGTCGGTATTGCTCAGGCGTTAGTTGTTTCAGTAACTCTTCAATCATCGGTCGGGTCGAGGTATTTCTTATCGACAAGGATAAGCCGTCGCTTCTCGTCTGACACTGGCGGTTTGCCTTTCCACCAGACATTGCCAATGCAGTGCTGTCCATCTTTACGCCTCCGGCCCTTGGGATATTCAGGAGGTAGTGCACGATTCATCTTGATCTTACTCCAGTTATCCTGCTCACTGGGATCAAGCCACTTATAGAATTCGAGGTAGAAGTCAGACACCTTAATCATCTGACCGGAAACCTGTTCGCAGTTCTCCTCGATGAATACATCAAGGTCACTCTGGTTAAGACGTTGAATCTCTGCCTTCTCACGGGTATTGATAATTGGAATGTGAAGGCGACTGTTGCTCTCGGGAATCTCGATGCTCAGGATCTCAGCTAAGAAATCAGGAGCCTCTTTCTCTAGTAGTGGGACGAACCTCTTACGGGGAATCATCTCTAATGGGGAGAGAGGGTGAACGTAACACATCGTAATACGTGTATCCCCAGGGAACACAGGGCACGCTTGGAACTCGTTATCACACTGGACGAAGTGCATCGTGTTGGTCGACATGAAGGGCGTCTTACCCTTGTAGACAACCTGGTAATCAGGTGATGTCACCCAGTCCTTGATACGTCGGTTCGCGATCTTATTCTTGCGGAGATCCGTCTCCTCAATGATGCAGAGGAGCGCACCATCTAGCTCACCATTGAACCCACTCTGATTCGTCAGTGCATTGTCTGCACGGACATAGCCTCTTGTGAGCAGTAGCTTCAAAGCCAAGTGGAACGATGACTTGCCTGTGTCCTCAGGGCCATAGAAGAACAGATACGGTAGCGGCTCGTAAGGGTTCTGGAACAGGGACGCTACCCAGATCTTCAAGTAGTCAGCACCGTTCAAGACACCGTTCGCCCGGCACCAAGGATCAAGCTTGATGGCGTCATCCAACCCAGAACCACAGTGGCTAAGCAGCTTGAGCCATGTCGGATAGCTAAGGTTCTCAGTGTCCGGGTTCGGCTGATACTTGAGCTGGGCTGCGTTTCGGTTCCATTCACGGTCACCTGGGTACTCAGGCTGGAATGGTTTGTTGACAACTTTCCAAGGCTTAAACACGCAGGCTCCCATGATCTGTTTAACTTCTTTGATTGAATGACCTAGATACTCGAGCCCGAGCTTGATATGCTCCTTAGGCTCTCGGGACCATACGCCTTCGGTACGAAGCATCCAGCCTGCGTCCTCACGTGTAGTTCCCTGTACGACCAACTTACGGATGAGATCATCCTGATTGATCGTATCCGGCTCCTCAGGTGAGATAACTTGCGTGGACATGATTCGCTGCCAGTGTCCCTTCTTCACAGCCCACCCACGCATCTTACCACCGTCGTCTTCCTTCTCATGCTTCAGGCGAACGATCAAGCGACCGTCTTTGTGTTGCTTGAGGATCGTCTTACGACCACGCATCCTAATGTCAAAGTTCAGATGCACGCCTAATAGATTGGCTGCCTCGATTGCGGACTCTGCATCGAGGAACTCAAAACTTCCATCAGTATCCTCAACGCCTGAGTAGGCACGACAAACTGTTGCAAGGTCGGGGTCTCGATTAAGATAGCATCGAGTCCATCCGGCACCATCCTGTGACCAAGAAGAATGCTCTTGAACACCTGGGGTATAGCGTCTGATAGTCCAAGCACCCTTGCGGATGGGAAAGGCGAAGCAGTTCTGTTCATTAGTGTTTCCTCCTTTGGAGTCGGTTTTGAAGAAGCCTTTGAATCCAAGCTCCTCATGGGCTTGCTGCAAGTAGTAGGTATGGGTCACGAGCATGTAGTGGTCCTGATCCCACCACCACAATGAGTTCGAAGATTCGAGGTAATCAATCAAGCGTTGATGTTCGGCATCTAGCTTGTTCCTCGGACGTTGACCAGTTAGCTCGTCAAAGATATCTCCTTTGCCGACCTCTTCGATCTTCTTCGGAAGATTCTTCCTGCGGGCACCCTTCACGACCTTAACATGGTCACGCCAGTTGGGTGGTATGTCTGTGAGGATGTCACCATCCTTCAGAAGCTCAAGCCCATCTGTGCCTTTCATCTTACGATGCCAGACCCACATGTTCCCGCCGCAAATGTCCACCTTAGACTGGAAGTCGAATCCTGTGAGCGCACCCATCTTGCCAAGGATCGCTCGGGCTAATGCTGCGTGCTCGTTATGGTTCGCGGTCTCGGGTCCATCGAGCATGACGTAAAGGTGTAATCCCTTACCGGACGTGCTCTTACGGATGCTGACCCACGGGACCTCAAACGCTGCCTGACGCACTGCGTCAAGTTCCTGGTGCGTTAGCTTAGCCAGGTGCTTGTCGCTATGGCCGATGATCGCATCAAAGTCGTAAGCGACCCAGCGCGAACAACGTGCAACCCAGTCCCATCCGGTCATCCCGATACCCTCTACGTGGGCGCTCAGGTTAAAGGACATTGGAACGTCCTTAAACTCTGGATCGGAATTAGCCTTGTATGGGATTCTCAAAGCCTTCCACGTTTCAGCACCATTGGTGTAAGCCTGGTACTGACGCCCTTTGAAGTCTTTCGTTACACGGTCTCCACCATCCTGCGCCACGTTTACCTGTACTTCCATATCATGATGATACATCAAAGCCAGGTCTTTATGCGTGCTCGCCATTAGGAAGCGTTTGATTGCTTCCGTTCTTGATGGCTGCATCATAAGTTATCCACAATTCCCTCACAATTGTTAGTAACTACGATCTGACCATCAGTAGTTATCCACATTTTACACAAGTTATCCACAATTTCCACAATGACTCCTTTTGCTGACTAACTCTTTTCTACTAGACTGAAACGAAAGAAGAGTAATAGAGTATCATAAGAGAGGGAAGAAATAAAGAGTTAGTCAGGAAAGCCGTAAGTCCTTGCCCTGTAAGGGTTTACGCAAAATCGACAAAATCCCGAACGATCACGCGGAATGGGCGTCTAAGAGAGTCCTGGCTCAGTTTCTTCAGCCGGGTTTTACCACCGATGGCATCACATCCAAAAACTATGATGTGATGCCTAACATTTTGATGGAGCATCACAAACATGGGTGAATTGAAAAAGGTCGCGCTGTCCGACATCCGGGAGAACGACGTTGCACTGCGAACCGTGAACCGCGAGTCCGAAGACTACTTGGGCCTGGTCGAGTCGATCCGGTCCAAGGGCTTCATCGGCGCGATCAGCGTCCGAGAGCGTCAGGACGAAGATGAGACATCGTACTACGAGTTGATCGATGGCCTGCATCGCTTCAACGCCTCGAAGGACGCTGGGCTCTCCACGATCAACGTGGATGTCGTCGATCTGGATGAGGACCAAGTCCTCGAAGCGCAGATCATGGCGAACATCCACAAGATCGAGACGAAGCCGATCGAGTACACTCGTCAGCTCAAGCGCATTCTGACCCGCAACCCGCTGATGACGGAAGCGGAGCTGGCGGCCAAGCTCGGCAAGAGCGCGTCGTGGATCGCCGGGCGTCTCTCGCTCAACAAGCTGGCGAGCGATCAGGCCAAGACTCTCGTGGATGAGGGCAAGATCGGTCTCAGCAACGCTTACGCTTTGGCGAAGCTCCCCGCTGAGGAGCAGGCTGACTGGCTCGACCGGGCGATGACCCTCGCTCCGGATGAGTTCATCCCCAAGGTGACTGAGCGTCAGAAGCAGATCCGCGAGGCACGGCGTGCCGGGAAGGAAGCCGGTCCCGCCGAGTTCCAGCCCGTCCCGCACATGCAGAAGCTCAAGGCTCTGAAGGATGAGTTCGAGAACGGCGAGGTTGGTCGCGTGTTGTGCTCCAAGCACAGCGTGGCGAACCCGATCGATGGCTTCGCTCTCGGAATCAAGTGGGCGCTCCACATGGATCCCGACAGCATCGAGGTCCAGAAGGAGAAGGACGCTGAGCGGAAGGCCCAGCGCGACGAGAAGAAGCGTCACAAGGCCGCCGAGAAGGCGAAGGCCAAGGCTGAGAAGCTGGCGAAGGAGCTGGAGGAAGCTACGACTGCGGCTGCTGAGGCCGAGGCTTCGCTCGCCTAACACAACCCGAACATGATGCTGGCATCTGGATGCCTGTTACGACTACATGCAACACGTCGTGACTAACCCTCGCCAGACCAGCATCGGATTCACGGGGTGCTGCCAGCCATCCTAGACAAACCAGGTTCTCCTGGATGCTGGCATCACGGGCTTGTGGTGTAAAGGTTGCACGCTGATGTTCGCGACATTAGAAGACGAGGTCCGAACCCTCGCATAGCCCATCACCGTTTTTTGTAATTTGAAAAGGATATCATCATGTCGAATGAATTGGTAAAATTGGACGACCTTGGCGATCTGCCCGTGGCGAAGTATTCGGATGACGATTGGGATGCTGCGGCATCTGGGTCGGCCTTCCTGCCTCGCGTGCAGCTCATGACCTCGAACGCTGGCCTCTGTAAGCGGGGTGAGTTCAACACGAACCACTACGCTCTCGTCCGGGATCAGAAGTTCGATGACCTCGGGAAGAACGTGGACGTGCTGGTTCTGGTTTGGCGTCCGAAGGCGCTGGACACGAACGATGGCGTCATCAGTGTGTTCGACCCGAACGACAAAGAGTTCGAGCGCATCCAAGAGAAGTCCCTGACCGTCAAGAACTCGAACTGCATGTTCGGTCCCGAGTTCCTCATCTGGATTCCGAAGGCGGCCACGTTCGCTACCTTCTTCTTCGGGACCAAGTCTGCTCGCCGTGAGGCTGGCAACATGAAGGCTCGCTTGAAGAAGCCTGCCACTCTCGGGAGTCAGTTCTGCAAGAACAAGGACTTCGAGTGGTTCGCTCCTGAGGTGTCGGCTTGCAGCACTCCCTTCGACATGCCGAAGAAGGAGGAGCTGATGGCCGCCATCGAGCAGTTCAACAACCCGCCGAAGAACGACACGGAGAACGTGGAAGACGAGGAGGAGACCTCCCGGGCTCGCTAGGCTAGGATTCAATTAACCCAGGGCGGGCGGAATGGCTGCGGCTGTTCCGTCCGCCCAGGTGGTGCGTATGGACTATGAAATTTACCCTCTTGCAGTGACCCAGCCCGAGTGGCGGGTCTTTATCGATGTCTGCAAGAACGTCCTAGGGCACTCACCTACGAGGGGAATTGATGCCAGCCATCTAGATATTGAAGACCCTGCTGCCTTCCTAGGTAGCTTGGATATGGATAATGCCCCATTGGATGCGCTGCGCGATCAGCACAACCTGGGGCATTTCCATTTCTCTATTAGCTTCATCGCTATACTGGATCTTGAAGCCTGCGGTATGTTGCTCAACACGGGGCTCAAAGTCTCGTGGAAAAGCAATAGGCGTAGGTATGTCTGCATCGTCACAGGCACCATGATCCAGTGGTATCATGCGGTCATCCAAGGATGCCGTGAGAAGGCGGAGTATGAGTTACGCTGGATTATGAATCGTGTCCTCGCGCATTTCGAGCGGGCAGGATTCGGCGAGCTATTCTCTCGCTTCAAGAAGCAGCAGCTTCACGACGAAACATTCGCATTAAGATCATAATCATGGACATGGAAACAATCAAGAGAATGAAAAAGGCAAGTGACCAGATGACAACATCAACACAAGTAGTTGAGTGCAAACTACGAGTTGGAAAGTTCCGCAAGCTAGGTAAGCTGCGCTTCACCAAGGGGAGGATCGAGTTTCACTTCGGCTACTGGAAAGGTTTGAACGAAGAGATCAAGTCGATGGAGGGGCATCGCTATCATGGCTTCGAGCCCAAGCCCCGAAAGATTTGGTCCGTTGTCGATAGCCCACGCAACCGTTTCCAGCTAGCCTTCATGCAGGGTGAGGATCCTTACTCCCACTACGATCAGAAGCTAGTCGTCATCAAGACAGAGCGCCCACTCTACGACCACCAAGGGGATATGCTCGGGCACACGATGACATACCACTACGTCATCTTGGCCTGTGAAATGGGGACCGGAAAGACGCTAGTCTTCATCGAGGCAGCCGAGCGTAGTGGCCTCAAGGATGGCGACATCTGGTATGTTGGTCCGAAGGCTGGTGTCAAGGCCGTCAGTCGCGAGCTGCTGAAGTGGAAGTCTACCGTCAAGCCTGAGATGATGACTTACGCTGGCATGAAGAAACGGGTCAAGAACTGGATCCCCGGCACCTCGGCTCCCAAGTTCATCTGTTTCGATGAATGCTCCAAGCTCAAGACACCCACGTCTCAGCAGAGTCAGAGCGCGTTGCACCTTGCGAACGCCATGAGAGAAGAGCACGGGGTCGATGGATCCTACCTCATCCTTATGTCTGGCACGCCGGCCCCGAGAACACCTATTGATTGGTGGCATCAGTGTGAGGTGGCGTGTCCAGGCTTCATCAAGGAGGGCACGGTCGGGAAGTTCACGAACCGACTTCGCGTTGTCGAATACCGTGAGAACACCATCACTGGAGGCCGGTACCCGCACCCGGTTACGTGGCGTGACGACCCGCGTAAGTGTCAGCAATGCGGACAGATGGAGGGGCACCCGGACCACGCAACAATCAACCGTGGTAATGATGGCTATCATCGGTGGCGGAAGTCACGAGACGAGATCAGTTATCTCTACGAGAGAATGAAGGGGCTTGTCCTTGTCAAGTTCAAGAAAGACTGTCTGGATCTTCCTGACAAACAATATGAGATTATTCGAGTCAAGCCGACCCCCGAGATTATCCGGGCAGCGCGGCTCATCCAAGCTCGTTCGTCCAGAGCCATCACCGCCCTCACGCTTACTCGTGAGATTAGCGACGGGTTCCAGTATGTTGAGGTAGCCTCCGGGACTGAGCAGTGCCCTAACTGCCACGGCAAGAAGGAGGTTGAGATCATGGTGCCTCTAGAGGATGTTGACATCCTTGCGCCTCAGAAGATCGACACGTCCCAATTCGAGCGAAAGGTTGTGACGTGTGACAACTGTGGAGGAGTCGGTGAGGTCACGACTTACTCAAGGGATACCGACGCGGTTGGTAGTCCTAAGGATCAGGTCTTCATTGACGACCTCGATTCTCACGAAGATGTTGGACGCTACATTGTCTGGGGAGGATTCACAGGCACCCTGGATCGCTTGGTGGGAATCGCACATCAGCAAGGCTGGGCTACCCTCCGGGTGGATGGCAAGGGATACATTGGCTGCTCAGCTAGAGGCGAAAAGCTCGATGCCGACATCCTTCTCGACGCTATGGACCGCTCACATCCCAATAGGAAGAAGCTGCTCGTAACCTACCCGAAGCTCTGTTTCGTTGGTCACCCACAAGCCGGTGGTATGGCACTGACATTGACAGCCTCCCCTACTGAGCTTTTCTACAGCAACTGCTACAACGGTGAAGCCCGTATGCAAGCTGAGGATCGTGGTCATCGTCTCGGCATGGATAAGAATCGTGGACTCACGATCAAAGACATCATCATGCTGGGGACAGACAAGCTCGTGCTCGACAACCTCAAGAAGAAGAAGAAGATGCAGGACCTAACTATGGGCCAACTGTCGGATGCATTTACTTCGGCATAGGCACAAGTCCCGAAGAATTGATCACTGGCAATGTTTGCACTGTGGTCAAGAGGGTCGTCAAGCAAATGTCCTGCGGACACGATGTGCGATGACTCTCGAAGCAAAGATCGTTTTCCTTTCAACCCGAACCTCTGACGAAGATATTTACACTTTCACAGTTTGTGTTCGATGTGACTCATCGTTCATGAGACTTACTATTGACCCCCGACGGAGAGTCTGTTATGAGTGTTGACAGATGACTTGGACAGAAATTGCAAGACACATCCTTTCAAAAGGAACCCTCAAGGGGATCCCAACTGAAACCCTCAAGGATATGATCGCGGAACTTGAAGCTATTACCAACCAGGAGACCCAGTGACAACTATGCAAATTAGCGACATCCCGATGTCCATCATCCTCTTTGACGAGGAGTTCAACTGTCGGGGACCGATCGCCCCTATTGACGTAACCGATCTAGCCAACTCGATCAAGGAGCGTGGGTTGATTCAGCCCGTGGTCGTTTGTCCCTTGACCGGGCATCGCCTGAACGCCAATCCCGGGAAACAGTTTCTCCTCATCGCTGGCTATCGGCGGTTCACCGCGTTCAAGGTAAACAGCGAGACTAAGATCCCAGCGATCATCCGCAAGGATATGATCGACGAGACCGAGGCTAGGTTCTTCAACCTGTCCGAGAACCTCCAGCGTAAGGACTTGAATCTTCTTCAGGAAGCTCGAGCCCTAGCAAAGCTCGAGCGTCTCGGCGTATCGGAGATGGAGGCATCCAAGAAGCTGAACGTCGGACGTGGCTGGGTTCAGGTTCGTTACATGGTCCTACGGTTGCCTGACGAGGTTCAGGAGGAGATCGCTGCTGGTTGGATGTCGCAGAAGCAGATTCGAGACTGCTACTCTCACTTCGTGGACTCTGGGAAGGAGGCGTGCTTCAACGTCGTCAAGGAGTTCAAGGACGATAAGATCAAGGGGCGCAAGGGCACCCGTAAGAAGGTCAAGAAGAAGAAGGCCAAGGATCACAGCACCAAGAAGGCTCGTGACCGGAACGAAATCTTCGAGATGCAGGCTCATGTCTATGAGCAGCTTGGAGGTAACAGCATCGTGACTCGTGGCTTTGCTTGGTGTGCTGGAGAGATCAGCGACCTGGAATTCCACCAGGCGATGCAGACATTTGCGGAGACTCTCAATAAGCACTACCGTCTGCCGCAGTAATGATCGACCTATCCAACTACGGGGACACCGATATTTTGTCCCCTGGAACTATATTCCAAGAACTTGATGCCTCATCTCCCGAGGAAGACTTTGACATCAGTTTCCTTAAGCATATGGTGCATGGCCATTACCACTTCCCGGTGGTGGCTCGCTCCTGGTGTCTCTGGGAAGAAACTGTCAAAGCTGAGGTCTACTTCAAGTGGGACGTTTGGCACTTTACCCTTCAAGTGTTTCTATATGATGTCCACCATCAGTGTCCATCGTGTCGGTGCACACAACATGCGGATCTTCAGGAGCCCATCCGTGAGATGTTGGAGGAGCTAGTCTGTGATCTTCTTTGATACTGAGACTTGTGGCTTCCACGGTCCTACTGTGCTTATCCAGTGGGCCGAGGGTGTTGATGGTGTCATCCATCTGTTCAATGTCTGGGACTCTCCAATCTGGGAGACTCTCCAGCTTATCGAGAAGCTCTGTGATTCTGTTGTCTGCGCTTTCAACTTGGCGTTTGACTGGTTCCACATCTGCCAGACGTATACGATCCTAGAACTATTGGCAGCGAAAGTAGGTATGGATGCACTCCCCGGAGATCACATCGAAGAGTACGCTATCCTGGAGCCGAAGGCGCGTTTCGGTGCGTGTCTCAAGCCTCGTGGTGCTCTTGATCTTATGCTACATGCTCGGAAGGGTCCATATCAGTCAACGATGGACCGGAGTGATGTGCGTATCCGTCGGGTGCCTACTCAGCTTGCTGAGCCTCTGGCGCGAAAACTCGGAGAGCTGATCCCGCTTAACGATGTCTACTTTGCACGCTTCAAGGATAAGAAGCGTCGGTGGGTTGTATACGATATCAAGGACGACCTCGATGAGATCATCCCTGAGTTCAAGGACGTTGTTCTTAGGTTCAAGCCGTCGTCGGCGCTCAAGGCTCTGGCGGCTGATGCTCTTGGGGCTACGGACGTTATCAAGTTCGTGGACATTGATCTGCCAAAGAAGGCATACCCGAAGGAGAACGGATGGGCTCCTTTTGCTGCTAGTGTCGGTAGCCCAGGAGCCTGGAACGGTGCCTGGCCTGAGAAGATCGGGATGCATATCCGGCACTGGGGCTATAACAGGTTTGCGAGGAAATATGCAACCGACGATGTCAAGTATCTGCAAGGTCTCTATACTTACTTCGATAAGCCTGACCATAGTGACGATGATAGCATCCTCGCTTGCAATGTGGCTGCTGTACGTTGGCGTGGTTTCGCTATTGATCGGGATGGGCTGGCAGCATTACGTAAGGTCAAGCAAGCCGAGGTCGAAGAGTTAGGCTTCAACCATAACAGTCATAGAGTTGTCAGACGATACCTTGAGCAGGCACTATCACCCACTGAAGTAGCAGTGATGAAGGATGGCAAGGGGAACATCTCCACCAAGGGAATTATCCTTGAGGAGATAGCTAGCTGGATGGTCGAGGATGTCTGCGACATCTGCTTTGGCATGGGTGAGACAGAGATCATAGTTGATCCTGCAACAGGCCAGGAGCGAGTCAGCGGCAACGTCTGCAAAGGCGAGTGTGTTGACGGTATGATTAAAACGGATGTGGAGCATCCGGCTGCTGTCCGAGCCGCTGCGGTGCTCAAGGCCAGGCGTGCGGCTAAGCGTGTTCAGTTGATCAACAAGCTTTTAATCGCCGGACGATTCCACGCTAGTGTTAAGGTCATCGGCACGCTGTCTACTCGCATGGCTGGTGCTGATGGTATGAACCCACAAGGGATCCCTCACGATGAAGTCTTCAGAAAACTCTTCGGTCTCGCTGACGGTCAGCTCGTCCTTTGCGGAGGGGATTTCGCAGGCTTTGAGATCTGCCTCATGGATGCGGCATACGGGGACCCTGTACTTCGGGCAAAGCTCCTCACTAAACGTCCGTGCCACGTTTGTGAACTCTCCGGGAAATGCAAGAAGTGCAAAGGATCGGGATGCAAGAAGTGTGGTGATGACGGCATCTGCACAGAGTGTAAGGGAACCCTCGAAACAGACACCAAGATCCATGCCCTCTTCGGAACCTACCTGTTCAAGTCTGAGGGACTCACCTATGAGGATATTCTCTCGACAAAAGGTCTACCCGGAGAGAAAGACAAGTATGATCGTAGTAAGAAGGGAGTCTACGCTACAGCCTATGGTGGCGAAAGCTACACCCTCCAGACTCGAGTAGGTATCTCGGAAGCAGATGCCGACGAAGCCTTCCGGCTATGGTGTGAGGAGCATAAGGTCTGGGGCCAGGAGCGTAAGAAGATTTTCGATATGTTCTGCTCAATGCGCCAGCCAGGCGGCATCGGGACCAGGGTTGAGTGGCATCCCCCGTCAGACTATATCGAGAGCATGTTCGGGTTCCGCCGGTACTTTACATTAGAAAACAAAATCTGCCACGCTCTCTTCCATCTAGCTGAGGATCCACCTAAAGAGTGGACGGCAATGAAGATCAAGGTGACACGTCGTGATAGGATCCAAACAGCATGTGGCGCTCTCCGAAGTGCTCTCTTCGGTGCGGCCTTTCAGGTGCAAGCTGCCAACATGCGAGCAGCCGGTAACCACGTCATCCAATCTTCAGGAGCCCAGGTCTGTAAGAAACTCCAGCGCCAAATCTGGGACCTCCAACCTATCGGGATCGGAGATTGGAAAGTACAACCACTTAACGTCCACGATGAGGTAATGGTGCCAACGCACCCCACCCTGATCCCGAAGCTAGAGAAGCTGGTCGATGACTTCATCATCTGGTTAAAGAAAAAGGTTCCACTCGCTGAGATTGACTGGGGTAGTCGTCTCAACTCGTGGGCGGAGAAATAATCATGAATCCTAATTCTATCATTCTAATCAATCTCATGAACATGCGGACAAACCGGGACCTAGGACAGTACGAGTTGCTACTCTACCGGCAGCTCCTTACAACCGCACGTGCAAAAGCTCGCTTGGACGAGCTGATGTTCTAAGACGCGATTAGGGGAAAAGAAGAATGGCCAAGGGACTGATCAAACTACAGGAGGAGCTACACCACAGGCTACTGAACCTGAGGAGCATAGAGGCGATGATCCGCCGCCACCAGTTTGAGCGCCTATGGGCGGACTCTTCCCTCGCGGACAAGGTCACGCTCCAAGAACATATCGACAAGTGCAACAAGAAAAAGGTAGCCGAGTGGATGCGTCAGCATCCGTCTCTCGAGCTAGCTGAGAAACAGTTGGTTGAGCTGAAGCGCATTGCGACGAAGCTTGGTATGAAAAACATTTCACGTATGGGTAAGTTGGAACTTGTCCGTCTTATTGAAAGCAAGGAGAAAGAATATGGGAATCAGCAAAGCCTTCATGCTTGAGCAAATGGCAGTACTCGGGAAGCAAATGGTAGAGCAGCTACTGACCGAGGATGCCGACATCAAGCCGACGTATCTGGATCTACCAGAGGATCCGGACCATTTCAAAATGGAGTTCGTGAAGGCGGGCTACGCTTGGATCCTCCAAGTTCATACAGCACAGTACGCCGAAGTCCGACGTATCTGGAAGATGCAGACCCCCGAGATGTGGAAACGCTATAAGTCTTGGGGAGTCTTCGACGAACATCGTGAAGTAGTATTACTACGAAAGGCTATCAATGACCTCCGCGCAGCAATCGTCTCCCGCTCCCGAGCAGACTTCTACAAAAAGTCCAAGCGAGCCCTCAAGAAAAACAAAACCAAGGCCGGGCTTAAGGCTGCGGGAAGCGTTCCACAGGATAACTAATCTCACGCACAAGGTCGCAGAACTCATCATCATTACCAGTGTCATCGTCAAGAAAATGGGAATCACAAATGAAGAACTCAAAGAAGAAGCAACCCGCCTCGCTGACGCAAGTTCGCGGTCTCCTGAAGGAAGTGGTGTGGAACCCACGAACTAAGGGGCCGATGTCGATCATCAGCGACGTAGGTGGATCCGAATACTACGAGTGCCGTGCGATTGAGGAGATTCGCGAGGCACAATCTATTAGGAAACATATTAGTACCGATCCCTGTGGTGGGGACGGTTTCCGAACTGGAAACTATCATGCAAGTATCAATAAGGCTATACGATTACTACTCCTCGCTAGGTTAAGTGTGAATGGACCCGCTTAAGACACGATCCAAGAAGGGCCCTGAAGCTAAGATTCAGAAGGCCATTATCGAGATGCTCCAGATCAAGGGCTGGTATGTCATGGTGACGCATGGCAACATGTACCAGTCCGGGTTTCCTGATTTGTTTGCTTGTCACAGCACATATGGCCAACGATGGATTGAGGTTAAGAAGCCCAAGTTTAAGGGGTCGAAGTTTACACCAGCCCAGCTAGAGTGCTTCCCGAAGATGTGTTCTAACGGTTCAGGAGTCTGGATCCTTACTGCTGCCACCGACAAGGAGTATCAAAAGCTCTTTGCCGGTCATAACTGGTGGCAATATCTCTCAGCTTTTAGGTTGTAAACATGAAACGTATTGGAGTGTTTGTCGATGTCAGTAACATCTACTACTGCATTAGCAAGAAGTATGAGTATCGAAAGCTCGACTATCGAAAGTATTTGGATTTCGTCAAAGACATGGGAGAGATGACCAAGTGCATTGCATATGGTTCCCAGATGTCCAACGAAGCAGCCGGATTCATCCACTGTCTTCAGAAGATTGGATTCCAAACAAAGTTCAAGGCTGTCAAATCTTACAGCCAAGACCAAGAGCTTCGACGCAAGGCCGATTGGGATGTTGGCATCACTATGGACATTGTGTCCATGATCGACAGGTTCGACATGATCATCCTCGGCACGGCCGATGGGGATCTTGAGCCAGTTGTTGACTGGGCCGTTCGACGTGGTGTTGACGTGATCGTTCTTGCTTGCGGCATCTCGCGGGATCTTAAGGACAAGGCAACGCAGTTCATCGAGATCCCTGAATCTTTACTAGAGGAGAAGAGCCATGCGCCTCCTAAGGATGGGTAGTAGGAATCAATGCCTGCTCTACTCTTTGGCGATGCTTCTCAACGAGAAGCCGGATGTGCTCATCAATGAGATCGGTCACGATGGTACGGATATTTGGTGGGATCATGCCCCACCGTTCTGTTATCGTGGCCATCATATCCAGGAGGTCATCGACGTCTGCCTGGCTCGTGGGAAAGCCCTTGTCCCTATCGAGGGCAATCCCCAGAGTGGGTGTTTCAAGGAGCCTGGAAAGTCTAAAGCGCTCTGGGACCCTGATGTAGCATCAAAGCGCATGGAGCGTTTACTTAAGGGGCAAGAGGCTTTGCTGATCGGACAGACTCATGCTTGTGCTTGGGATGGCAACATCGTCTACGACCCCAATGGGAGGACCTGCTCTCTGGAGGAGTTCTATCCTCTGGAGGTCTGGCTGATGTTGTCATCACATCAGAAATCCCGAGTGTCTCCTGGGTCTCAGCGATTCTGAGAAAGGGGTAGAATCTTCCGAACGATTTTGATTCAATAGAGGAGTGATTCTGGGGAGGATGGTCCTCTCGGCATCACATCACGATTGGAGAAAACGGATGAGCCATCACATCGACAACGAGCAAACAAGGGCACGGATCCTCCGGGCCTCACGGATTCTTGGCGGGGAAGGCGACGAGGTTTGCCGACACTGTGATGCTCACATCATTCTCTATGCTCCGCATAAGGATGACTGCATCCTTCGGAAGGTGAATCCTGAAGCGCTTCGGGATTTGCAAGTGGAGCTCAAGAAGAAAGTGAGAAAGGACATCAACAAGCAACGTATATTCAAGAGCGATAAGAAGCATTGGAACGGGCTTCCTGCCGGTAGTGGTGGCACACTGGTCAAGCGTAAGGGAGCCCGCGCCAAAGCTAACAATCGAGACATTAGGTGGTGTAGGGTCTGTTCCCTGGACCGCCTCTTTATTAGCAACAAGTGTAGAGAGTGTGAACATGACCGACCCTGTGCTTATCGGCCCATTGGTAAGAATTGTGCGCGCTGCCATCCTGGAGAGCAACGTGGATAACGAGAAGATTGATGGTGTCATCCGACGACACATGATCGTAGACCCTGAGGACCTTAGCATCATCACCGGGCGATGTGCCATCGGCGGGTGCTGGAAGACGCCGCACCAAGACGCTCGGTGTTTCTGGCACTATCACGGGACGACGCCCCCGGAGGAGTGTCAGAAGCACGACTTCAAGCATGGGGCGTGCCGACGATGCCACATCCCTCGTGGTGATCTCGACCCGATCGAGGTTGAGGTGGCCCGCAAGAAGCTGTCCCGGCTAGAAAAGTATCCGGTCCTGTGAAGGTCCTTGAAGACCTGCTCAAGCTCGTTGATGATGTCGACATCGGTCCGATCGTCGAGATTCTCGAAGAGGTCGTCATTGAGCAGGCGATCTTTTGGTGGCTCCTATGAGCCAGGGCGACCCGATTCAACTCAAGGCTGCGGAGCACATCGTCGGGCTCTGGCAGGAACAGTATCGTGAACACTGTAGTGATGCTGATGTCATCATCTGCGGTTCAATCAGGCGTAAGGCCCGCATGGTGCGGGATATCGATGTCCTCATCCTCGATGCCGATATGCACGGCACGTTTCAGAAGGGGAGCAAGTTCCAGGGCGTCGAGCTTAACCTGTGTTTCGTCAATCCTGAGTGTAAGGGGAGCGGGATGCTCTTCCTTACGGGAGACTACAAGTTCAACATTCGGCTTCGCGGTATTGCAAAGAGCATGGGTATGAAGCTCAACCGCTACGGTCTTTGGAGAGGTGATGAGATCATCGCTTCCAAGACGGAGCACGACATCTTCAAAGCACTCAAGCTGAATTACACTGCACCTGAAAACCGCAGCAGCCCGGATGGGCAAAAGGGTATCCTAGTCTATGGCTCCCAAATCGGGAGTGCCTATGAAGTTTTCATCAAGAGTCTGCACGGGTTCGACTTCTGCACCTGTAAGGGCTTCCAATATCGCAACAGTTGTCGCCACCTCGGAGTGGCTATGGAGAAAGTATGACATATCAAGAGCGAGAGATTCTCGCAAGGCACAAGGCGGGGCACACGAACCTCGACATCTCGGTCTCACTTGGAGTAAACCAAGCGATCGTCGAAGCCATCATCCAAGAGCGCCATGAGAAGGAGCTGCTGATCGTTTGCACAGGAGCGGTGATGACCACGCTCTTGGAGATGGGTAACACGGCTCCGAGAAGCATCATTCAGATGGCGCTCAAGGACCGCTACACGGAGTTCGAGGACCTGATGCGCTTCAACATGTTCTGCGGTGCACTGGAGCGTCTTGGCTGGATCACGGTCACGGCGAACAAGCTCATCCTCACCGATGACGGCATCGAGCAGGCCACGAAGATGGAGGCATCGATCAGTGACTAACTGTGAGGAATGGCCGTGCTGCGGCCACGAGATGGGCTGTTGCCCCGACTATGATGAATCGGGTAGGCAGTTGAATATGAAGTGCGTCTGTGGGGCCACGGTGCCCCTTAGCAGTCGCTCTTCTATCTGCCAAGGGTGCTTGCATCCACCACCCGGTCACCCGGACCACGACCCATATTACGAGGGCAACTTCCAATGAGCAAGCCCAAGACGCAGCTCTTCCATCATCCTCACGAGTACGGTGGAGCCAATCGCATCCGTGTCTGGCGTGAGAACTGGCGTGATGATGTTTTTGAGGTCCTCACTCAAGAGGAGTTCACAACCCTCAGCAAAATCTGTATCCGTTTCAATATTTCTATCACTGATGTTGAACATCTCTCGGAAGAAGAGAAACAACATCTCAGGAGTCAAGTATGAAGACAATCATCATGAGCGGCCCATCAAGTGCGGGCAAAGGCTACTGGATCAAGGAGCAGAAGTTCCCTCAAGGGCTGATCCTCTCGGCGGATCACTACTTCTACGGCTGGAGGGATGATTACGAGGGCATCCCTACGATGTCCCTGGATCAGACTGGAGAGTGGACGACCGACTATCCGCTCGGCGACTACAAGTTCGAGCAGGGCTTCGAGCACATCACTCAGGCCCACAGGAACTGTCGTCGAGCATTCCGGCGGGCCATGATCGAGGACATCCACGATGTGGTCATCATTGACAACACCAACACCTCGGCGGCGGAGAAGGCGGTCTACTACGACCACGCCTCGGACTACGGCGACGTGGAGATCGTTCGATTGGAGACATCATTGGAGGTGTGCTTGGAGCGTAACCACCACGACCTCCCGCCCTCTGTGATCGAGGACATGTGGGTCCGCCACCACGCTAAGGACGAGAAGGGGAATCTCGTCCACACAATGCCGTGGTGGAACACCGTGAATGGATAGGGACGAGGCCGTGGCGGAGTATATGCCATATGCAAAGGACCGGGCACGCTGGTGGGCCACCAAGCACCCGGCTCTCTGGGATGACATTCACGCTGCGGCCTACCTCGCCCTTGTTAAAGCCCTTAATGCCAGGGATACTGGACCTGGCATTAAGGGATTCATCTCTAAGTGTATCGACAATGAGATCACAAGTCTTCTAAGGGGGAATGACCTCATCAAGATTCCAACACGTGAGATTCAACGCAGAAAGAAAGGAGACCTGGGCTTCGACGATTTTCCCAAAGTTATACTGGTCGATGACCAAGAACTCCACGGACTACGCCGATCCAATCGGCACCCAGCGTGGGTGGCCATATACATTAAGGATGTCTTTCGGCTCCTAGAGCTGACAGACCACGAACGAGAGATTCTGATTCTCAAATCTGACGGCTACTCACTGAGTGAGATAGGTGAAAAGCTTAGCCGTGCCAAGTCTTCCCTCTCAGAGACTCTCGGAAATATCCGGGGGCGATACATCCGATTATTGCGGACTCACCATGAGCTGCTACAACCAAGGAGCACTGATGAACAGGCGTGAATTCCTCATGCTAGCCCAGACACTTAATACCCGTAAGCACGGTATCGGTGGCTGGTTCATGAGTGAAAAGCTCGACGGGATTCGTTGCCTTTGGGATGGCGGCATCAGCCGTGGGATGCTGAAGACCACTGTGCCTTGGGCGAACAACGATAAGGATGGGCGTTACAAGGTGCCACCTGTCTCTACTGGGCTATGGACACGCCTTGGGAACATTATCCATGCCCCTGATTGGTGGCTCGATAAGCTCCCACGGATCGTACTAGACGGGGAGCTATGGCACGGTGTTCGTGGCCACGGGCAACGGCAGCCCTTAACACGGATTGTCAAACCCTTGATTCCTGGTCCGCGATGGGACAGGGTCAAGTACTACGTCTTCGATATGCCCTCGATCTCGATGCTCTTCAAGGATGGGCTCGTTAAGGGCACGAACTTCACCAAGGTCTTCAAAGGTATCAAGCCTGATTACTCGGGACTTGAGTACACTCCGATGGGTGCGCTCCGCTTCGCCAATGTTGTGAAGCGCATGGCAGACTATCTTGATGGCGACATCGCTGTTGCCCATCCACAGGAACAGCTCTCCTTCCAGACCTCTGCGGCTGAGGCCCGCATGGAAGAGGAGATGAATCGTTTGGTTCCTCTTGAGGGTGAAGGCGTCATCCTCAGAAAGCCTGAGTCCTTCTGGACGCCTAAGCGATCCTGGAATCTGCTGAAGCACAAGGATGTTGACGATGATGAGGGCATCGTTACCGGCTATATCACTGGCCGTGAAACAGACAAGGGATCGAAGCTGCTCGGCCTCATGGGTGCCCTGATCCTGAACTACAACGGGCAGCGTCTGGAGCTGTCTGGGTTCACGGACGCTGAGCGTTCTTGGCACTCAGACGACGCTTACCAGTGGTCCAAAGACAATCCTGGGGAGGAAGTTCCTTCCTGGATTTATTCATCGCACTTCCCGCGTGGAAGTACGGTAACCTTCCGTTACAGAGGTAAGACTCTGAGCGGTATCCCAAGCTGCGCCGCTTATTGGCGCAAGAGATGACGATGAAGTATTATCACATGGAGGTCTCAGCGACCGGACGCTTTGCGTTCGTTCCCGCTGAGTTTGGACGCTACCTCAGGACGCACATCTGTGTCCTATTCGTAGATTGTGGGAACAAGCTCTGCGGAGCGAAGAAGAAGAATCCGTGTATTAGTCTGACTAAGCTCGCGAAGTTCGACACGCGGATTCCTCAGGTCAAGGTTTGCATGGAACGGATGCAAGCCTACAGGACCTACCAGGCGGGGCTGCCACAGGTCGATGTGACCGGCAAGATCCTGAAGATCAAGAAGGGAGGCCGTCGCAGTGGGTAAGAAGAGACCGACCGGACCAATGGTCCCGATCACCGATGATGACATCACGAACCTCAAGTACATTCGAGACGCGTCCAGTTCGCTCAGAGTAATGGCTGAGTGGACGGGCTTCTCGCAAGCTTCTCTGCGAAACTGGCTCAAGGGCGAAGAGGTCGAGATGCACTGGCGTGAGAGCGTCAAGAAGAAGATCGCTAAGGTCGCCCACGATCTGAACCCCGAGCCCGTGGCTAAGCCCTGTGGGGCTGTGTTCAAGAGTGAGCATCCGCTCATGTTCGCCTACAAGCGAGTGAAGAGGCTCATCAACGAGTCAACGAACGATGCCGTCATCGATTCCCTCGGGGCCGTTGCCGGCACCTTGGCAATGGAGATGATCGACGATCAGCTTCGAGGTGAGGCATGAGCCTCAGACACGACGTGCTTCGAGCACTGGAAGCCAGTAAGCTCAACGAGGAAGCCAAGGACCTTGGTCCTGAGGAGCTGAGGGCCAAGTACGGGCAGCTCTGGGACACCGCTGCCATGCAGCGTGACTACACGGTAGATGGATTCGCAGCACCTTTCGTAGTGGTGGTGCGTAAGAGCGATGGCGTCAAGGGCACACTCGCCTTCAGCCACAACCCCCGCTGGTATCACAGCTTCAAGGAGGCGTAGCATGGCCGAGCGTGAGAAGATGCGGGCCACCGACAACTGGCCCTTGTGGCCTAAGCTTCCGGTGAAGCGTCGATCCAAGACCGGGCTTCCCGGGATCGGAGTCATCCTCGCTCAGGACGTAGAGTCCGATGGCGAGATCAAGCTCTACAGCGGCAACGTCTTTACGGATCTCGGAACGGTCGTCGAGACGTTCCCGAGTCTCGATGCGTTGCTGGATGCCGGTTGGGTGGGTGATTGATGAAGGTCATCTGCAAGCACTGCGGCTCCGAGGCACATAGCAAGTGTCCGTGGAGCCGGACCGTGTTCCCTAGTGAGTCTTCCAGGGAGGAGAGCGACTTCTGGCAGGGGATGGGCTTCAAGCTCGAGCCTGCCGGACAGGGTTGGAGCGAGGGGACGATGCGACTTAGCGTCACGATGCTCGTCTTCGGCGAGTCAGAGGAGGAGGCCATGCGTCGGTTCATTCTGAAGATGCGCTCCATCCCTAAGGAGGAGATGGACAAGTATCTGTGCAAGCACAAGTACGAGCATACAATGGACTGTCCGTTCTGCTCGTTCAAGATGGAGGCATCATGCAAGTAGGTGACTGGGCCTACTGTGAGGATGAGGACATCCACTTCAAGGTCCTCGCGACCAAGGACTTCCTCCTCCAGAAGAACGTGACGGTTTGGATTAACCAAGCACGCTGCGTGAAGGTGAGTCTTGAGGAGTGCCGACGCTGCCATAAGCAGGTGCCTCAAGGACAGGTCAGCGAACGTTACAGCTTCACGGTGTATGCCGGGAAGATGTGCGATGAATGTGCTTACAACAGCTATCGGGACCACTGTGGTCTCGATGGAGGGCAGGGGAACCCTGCGGATTTGGATGAAGAACTCGAACCCGACGATTGGGGACTCTAATGACCGTTATCTACCTTGCAATCGGGATCATCAGTCTTATCATGGTCTTCGCCCAGGCTCAGCTGTTCGAAATCAAGGAGATCCTGAAGGAGATCCGTGATTCCCGATCTTAAAATCTTTGATCTGGTGCTCATCATGGTAGATGGGCGTGCGATCCGGATCAATAACCTTCCTGCGGTTTCTTATAAGGAACTGCAAGACCACATCCTCAATACGCATGAGGGTATCAAGACGATGATCGTCAAGGAGCAAACAAATGGAGATTCCAGAACTGTTTAGGACTCAGATGAGGGGCCGAGCCCGGAGGGCATTTAACGGTGAGACGGTTCACCGGATCACTGAGGTCTCCGTGACCTCGCTAATCTATCGGATGCCGTCATCGTTGTTCGACGTTGCCCGGCGACAGGGTCCCAAGGTCATGATCCGCAAGGACAAGGTCGGACGGATCTACATCCCTCGGAGTGTTGATCTATGAAGTTGAATGGTAAGGGTGAGCCGATACCCGCAGAGAAGACGGCAGAGATCGATGAGTTCATCAAGACGAACATGGGCGTCGATCGCGTATCCTGTATCAAGCGAGGCGTCTGTGTCCCTAAGCCTTGGGGCTGCGGGAAGCTCAGTGGTCCCTTCAAGAACGTCCTCTCCAAGACGGAGTACACGATCAGTGGCCTGTGTCAGAAGTGTCAGGACAGGATCTTCGGATGATTGCAACTGAGACACAACCGGCCCCGCCGACCACCAAGGATGCCCGCATCCGGCACTACGTTCAGCGGCTCTCCCCGAAAGGGGAGGTGCCCGTTGTGTGGTCGAAGATCGCGCTGTGTGGTACTGAGATCCAAGAAGTCTTTGTTGACCAGAATGGTGAGATCTGTCAGGCGTGTGTTGACGAGTCGCGCCGTCGGCCAGTGGAAACATGAGCTGGATACGGAACCACGTTCGTCATTACGTTGTGCCTGGCATCTTCGCGATTGCTAAGGCGCATCGTAAGACGCAACCAGATCCTCGCTACTGGAACATGAAGGACGTGAATGTTGTGGACCGGAAGTATCCTGTCCGCAATCTCCGCCCTGCGAAGGGCTTCAAGACTAAGGAACTTGGGCTAATCTGGGCCGCACTTAGGTCCTGTGGGTATGCTCCATACGTTCACCCGACCACCACGTACCACCTCTCCACGATGACGCCAGTGATTGCTCGGTCAATCTATGGTGTTGAGGAGGACCTGGAGAACGTCATCCACACGATGGTGAAGAATAGCTTCAAGGCCCTGCGAAGAATACTGAAGAAGCCGGGTCGTCGGCTGATTCTTCCTGGTCGTGATGTCTGGTTATGGAGTGTCATGTGTCACAAGATGGGCATTGACCACGTATTCGATGCTCGCATCAGTCGTGGCGTTGCTCGGGATCATAAGGTGTTGGCGAAGATCATCCAGCCCTGGCACCTTAACCAGAATACGATCATCTTCGATACCGGTTTCGCGGGTTCGATCTACAATCATATCTGTGCAGCATCTCGGAAGACGCCCATCAACCTGATGCTGTCGACCCATCGGCTTGCTCCTAATGGTAAGAGCGAACAGCTCTTCCCGAATCATAAAGGCGCACGTGCAAAGGCCCTAGCGATTGAGTACCTCCCTAAGTACCAGAAGACTGGGACCATTCGTGGTGATAAGCCTGTCCAATGGCTTGGAACACTCGATGAGTTCATCAGGGCCGCGATCCTAACCATTTGGTTCTGGCACTATGAGTCACCTGCCTGGATTGCGCGAGGTGACCGTAAATGTAAAGTTGTTGACTGTTACTGCAAGTCCTGTGCACTGTGGAAGGAGGCACCCATGCCTACCGTGTAATTCTTCTTAATATGTGACGACGTCCGTTGGACAAACTTAATGCTTAGACACCACCGTAAGTGACCCGGCCTGGATAGGATCCCTCGCCCACGTAAACGCGGTTAGTAGGGCTGACAGCCTGAATTATCTCAACCCCGGAGGAACACATGTTCCCGCACTTCACCGAATATATAACCACCTACCTCGAGTAGGTCGCTAAGACAGTTGCCATAGTAATGCTACCAGATGCAACCATCATGAATACGGCGATATATGATTGACACTGGCCAGTAAGATCCTATATCAGTATTACCTGGGCGATAGCCCTCGTGCCTTTTCAAGCGGTGGTCAGTAGTGTTCAGCACGAATTGTAAGGGATTGCTATGGACAAACGACTAGACTAGTGGACGCTCTGGTCATGCCCCTACGGGGGCTGGCCTGGCTGACTTATCAAACCCAACCGGACGCTATTGTCCATAAGAGCAAAGTATGAGTAATGAGAATCCCACGCTATCTCTCCAATACCAGTATCCAACTGTTCTACTCCGACCGTATGGAGTTTTACCTCAAGTACCTTGCTGACGAGCGACCACCACGCTTCAAGCAGACACAGCCGATGTCCGTCGGCTCAGCGTTTGATGCGTTCGTCAAGAACTATATCCTCTTGCGCTTAGTGGGTAAGGACTCACTACCAGAGGAGTTTGAGCTTGATGTGATCTTCACAACCCAGGTGGAGGAGCAGCATCGAGTATGGGCGCGTGAGGCTGGGGAGTATGTCTTCAATTGCTACAAGCGTAGCGGAGCACTCGCCGACCTGATGTTCGAACTCGGTAAGGCTGCCGAGCAACCACGTTTCGAGTTCACTGTCGAGCGAACAATCGACGGTATCCCGCTACTTGGGAAGCCGGATGTCTGGTTCGTCGTTGACGGGATGCAAGTGTTGATTGACTGGAAGGTTAACGGCTACTGCTCCCGCTCGTCTGTGTCGCCCCGAAAGGGTTACATTAAGCTGGTCGACGGATGGGATCATCAGAAACAGAAACCGTCACGGAATCACAGGGCACCACACAAGGACGCCCAGATCATCATGGTCAAGGGTATCCAGATCAACGCGGCTATCTTCCTTGAGGATGTCGATAGCAAGTGGGCCGATCAGACCTGCCTCTACGGCTGGCTCATGGGTGCCGAGATCGGAGAGAAATTCCTCACTGGTATCGACCAGATTGTAGGTAAGCCCAACCCAGGAGGGAAGCCGTGGCTGCGGATCGCACGCCATCGGACCCGAGTGAGTGAAGGGTATCAACGGCTTCTTTGGAAGCGTATCAAACATGTTTGGGACACTATCCAGTCCGGTCATATCTTCGACGATATGCCAAAAGAGAAGTCCATCGAGCGTCAAGCGATGCTCGATGATTACCACAAAGCCTACGAAGGCGATGACCCCAACGAGAAATGGTTCAGGGAGGCTACCCGTGACCGACGAGGATTCTAAGAAACGCTCACTCTACATGACGAGTGAAGTTGCAACTGAGCTGCATCAGCAGAAGAAGAACGTAATCCAGAAGCGCATGGAAGAGCGTATCGCCTTGGAAGAGGAGAAGCTCGACAGGCGCAGAGCCAAGCAAGAGCAGCAGCTCGCCAAGGTAGCAAAGAAGAAGGCTCTCAAGCGTGACGCCAAGGACAGTGAGCGATCCCTGGCTCTGGCATGTATCTCTCTGGAGACAGCAATCGAGGAGGAGGCCGATGACAGCATCGTCGAACTCCGCTCACAGCGATTGCGTGAATCGTGGGACAACAGTCGTAAGGCGTGGGCTCTGTTGAGTCGAACACGCCGCAAGGAACGTGACCGGCATCTTCGGCGTCGGGCAAAGGGCCTTCTGGGCCTCTAGGAGACAGCATGTATAATTACCTTCAATGGGCTAAGACCTGGTTATTACGGATCTTCTTCTTCCCGATCTGGATGCTGCTCATATGGCGTCGTAACAGACTCGAAGCTGCTGAGCTGGCTGCTGAGGCTGCCGCCGATAAGGCGGAGCATGAGGCACGAGTGGCTCAGCTTGAGGCTGCCAAGGCTGCGGATGAGGCCCAGATCCTCGCCAAGCTAAAGGAGCAAGAGGGCCGGGTCAAGGTCTTCCTTCATGGTGTCGAGCAGAAGCCAGGTGACGCTGTCTACTCAAAGGCTGAGAAGGTTGAGTGGCTGCACTTTACCGATAAGTTGACTATCGAGTACGAGACGTTCCGGCGTCTCCAGTTGATGACGGCCAATAGCACGGCCTGTCAGATGGGTAGCTTTCCGGTTAACGAGTACGCTCTTGTAGACAACGGGGATATGGAGTCCGTCGGGAAGGCAGTCGTGATTGAGCTGGTGGCTTGGCGTCCGAAGGCTCTTGATTGTAGCGAGAAGGATGTCGTCATCAGCTACGACACGGAGAGTGAGGTCTTCAATTCAATTGTGGAACGGGCTAACAATGACCGTCGGTCAATGTGCATGTACGGTCCCGAGTTGAAGCTCCTCGTGAAGGATGAGATCGTCACGATGTTCTTCGGTAGTAAGTCGGCCAGGCGAGTTGTCAAGGATCTTAAGTTCCGAGAGGGTGATCGCTATATCCTTGGCGTGCAGAAGATAGAAATGAAGAGCTATTGCTTCTGTGTTCCTCGGCTCGATCCATTCCCCTGGATGTGGGTGGAGGACTACGTCAATGAGTTGAAGGGCAGGCGACTTTACAACATCATCGAGGCGATCAAGCGAGGGACTTGGAAGACCAGTGGCAAGAAGGTTGAGATTGCACCCGGCCTGAAACGTGCTCTCCAGGCTGAGTGGGAGAAGCGTGCAATCAGTGCCAAGAAGATCGCCAAGTACGAGCGGAAGAACAAGGAGTGGGAGCAGGAAAACTGTAAGCATATTGATGATGTCTGGGAAACCAACACTGGCCAGTATATCTGCGTCAAGTGCCAGGCAGTGATCTACCCCTAGAACAACCACCCGAGTAGCCCAATGGCAGAGGCAAGAGACTTAAAATCTCTCCAGGTGTGGGTTCGATTCCCACCTCGGGTATAAGGAGCGGCAATGGAAATTCACCATCAAGACGGATCCAAGGCACTGGTCGAGACACTCGTGGTTGCTCGCAGGACCAAGGCTAACTGCATCGCACTGTGCTTCAAGTCCAACCAATCGGCAGGGAAGGGGATCGTGATCCTGAGTCCTAACGAGGTTGCTGCTATTTTGGTAGCCGCCAAGGGTGATGACAGCATCGATGACGTGACCCTCTTCAAGATGTTCGCCAACATTAGCCCGATCATTAGGCCATGAAGCACGTTGCAATCCTAGAAGGTTTCCAAGCTGCACCCTTCATTAAGAAGTGGCATTACTCTGGGACTGCAACAAAGGGTGATCACCATTACTTTGGATGGCTCATCAACAAGGGGATGTATGCAGTAGCTGACTACGGGTCGCCGACCAATGAACACCAGGCTCACGGGTTAGCGTCTGAGCTGCTGCTGAACGTAACGACAACAAACTTGGTTGAACTTAAAAGGTTATGCAGAGTTGAGCCTAAGCAGCAGGTGCAGCTCACAGAATTCTTGGCACGTTGCCACAAGATATTGCGGAGGATCGGTATCGTCTATGTTATGAGTTTCTCGGACCCGGCTCAAGGTCATGATGGCGGCATCTATAAGGCTGCTAACTTTGAGCATGTAGGCCAGACCAATGCTGGCTTAGCTTGCGTGGATCAGAATGGCAAACATCATCATCGTAAGTATCCTTATCGGTATGCTCATAATAATGGGTGTACTATGGTGGAAGCTTACAAGATCCTCGGCCTCAAGACAGTGGAGATTCCTCCAAAGGATCGGTGGTTACTTTGTATCAATAAGAAGAAAAGGCGGTGGGCTCTTGGATAAGCCACACATTGAGATCCCGACAGAGTGTCCACTCTGCCATCGAAGATACTGTGATCATCCTCGTAACGATATGTGGGAATGTTCCCCAAGGTGTTGGTGTGGATCGCAAACTAAGGAATCTTGAACGTCTCGCTAAGAGCGGGGACCCTCAAGCTCTTGCTCAATGGGGACGTGCACAGTGTAGGATGAAAGGGCACGTGCGGTGGATTGTGAGGGAGGTCTCAATAACGATTGACTACGAGAAGATAGGGAGAGTTATCTATGCGAAGCTAGGCCCAAATACTACTGAAATCCAAACATTTATTCCTAATCATCAAATATTGAAATATGGTCTCAAGGATGCCATCATCCCAGTACTGATTACTATGTCAAATCAACTAGCTCATTGCAAACGTTGCGAGGAGCGCATACCTTTTCAACAGTATTTCTACGAGAGCATCGTTGCCAAGCTAGCACAATGGTAGTGCACCGGTTTTGTAAACCGGAGGCTAAGGGTTCGAGCCCCGATGACGGTCATCAAGGAGGCAATAATACGATGGATACTCGCCTAAGAGAATTGGAGCGAGACGCCAAGATCACCGGTGACAATGCACCCTGGCTCAAGGCTCTCAGGCACACCGAGAGTAAGCTGCTCGTGAAGACCGACTGCTGCATCGAGGTCGGTGGCATCTTCAGGCATCGTACAACGCGGAGACTGCATGCCCATTGCCCCAGTTGCAATGGATATGGCGAACGACCCTACACTTGGGATGAGCGCATCACCCTCGCTGCCTATTGTGGGGATATCGGTGCTCGGGCACTAACTGAGGCTTATAGGGTTAAGTTCAATGGGACATGGATCCATGCTGGCTGTAGCCAGGGCCAGATTATTTCGTGCTCAGCTACTAGCAAGGCGGCCATCCTCGATAGCTGCTACTGCACCCTGCCCGAGCGTCGTTACAAGCCAATTAAATACATCGATAATCTCCCTTGCCCACAGGAGGCGCTCGAACATGCTGCACTGGCTGCTTGCGAGTGGTGGCTGGCTAGGGAGACCGAACGATGTGGTAAGAAGATGGGGATCTTCCCGTCTCTGGCACTCGAAGCTGCCAGGAACTACATCAACAACCCGCAGCCTGCCACTCGGGAGGCGTGCAGTATCGGGACGACCCAAGATCCCTGTCGCTTGTTAGCTTTTTACTTTAGTAGTCGACTTGATGCTGCCGATCCAAGCTACGCCGTTTACATGCGAGCCGGTCTTCGGCACGTTATCATTACAACTGAGATACCGCTAGACGCTATCAAGGAGAGGATCATCAAATGGCTCTTACCGTAAGACAACTAGCCGAGGTCGTGTGTGAGCACTGTGGGCAGGGGTTCGTCATCGAAGGCAACCGTCACGGTGGGGATCTGGATAAGGTGCCCTGGGTCGCTGGCGGTATCATCATCACGCAAGACGGTTATCATTATCATGGTTACCCGGGCAGGGGTGATAGTTGCCTAGCAAAGAGTGGTGGCGTTATTCAAAAGCGGAAGGGCCATAAGAAGCTGGGCGATATGCTAGAGCTAACGATGAGGGAGTGGTTCGCAAAGTACTACCCTAAGGGCAAGTTGACTAATATTCGTTTCAATGTAGAGTACCAGTGGGCACCAGAGCAAGGTAGTTAAGTGAAAAGAGCAATGTTCGTAGGGCGCTGGCAGCCCTGCCATCTAGGTCACGAGTGGTTGATTCGTCAGAAGCTACGCAAGGGCATCCCGTGTCTGATCTTAGTCCGTGACATCGTCCCCGATGAGCGTAACCCGTTCACCACGGATCAGACGGTCTCGATCCTGGAGTCAGCGTTCCACGGTGAGGATGTGATCATCCGAACAATCCCGGATATCGAGAGTATTAACTGGGGACGTGGTGTAGGCTACGAGACCAACGATCATGGCGAGTGCCCGATCAATGGCATCTCGGGTACTGAGCTGCGGCAGCGTATGCTTCATGGTGGTAACTGGCGTGGGTTCGTTAGTGACAAAGTGGCCGAGGAACTCGAGCATCTCTTGGAGCAAGGATGACCGCCGTCTGGCTCACAGGTCTTTCGGGTTCGGGGAAGTCAACCATCGCAGCCACGCTGCATAGTCGGCTCTACTACAACACAGGGCTGCCTAGCATCTTACTCGATGGAGACATCTTACGGTCCACTGTCTGTAAGGACTTAGGGTTCTCACCTAAGGACCGCGATGAGAACATCAGTCGGGTCATTACGCTAGCAAGCTACTTTGCCCATCAGCGTGTGATCCCTGTCTGTTCGTTCATTAGCCCATACCAGGCAGCACGGACCGACGCGAAGCGGCGCATACCGGGGCTGGTCATGGTGTACTTGAACACACCACTGGACGTGTGCGAGGAGCGGGACCCTAAGGGGCTATACAAGAAGGCACG